AAGGCCAACTTATTAGGTCGTTGAAACCAGAACTAAACATTGACAAGGATCCGGTTAGATCCTCAATTAAATATGGAAGGTACGATGCAACCAATTAAAACCACCAACATGATCTGGGTCACCTTTCGCAAGGAAGGCATTCATAAGTACCCAGCCGCTTTAACAGATCCATCACTTGCAACTGGAGATGAGTATGATGTATCGTTTTTGGGATATCCTCATCGCCATATTTTTCACTTTAGGGTATGGATTAGTGTCACCCACAATGATAGAGATGTGGAATTCATTCAATTCAAACGATGGCTTGAAGGGTTGTATTCTGGCACACAAGGTGTTTTGTCGCTAGATTATAAAAGTTGTGAAATGATATCTGACGATTTATTTGCAAGTATCAACGAGAAGTATCCTGATCGCGAAGTGTGGATTGAAGTGTCGGAAGATGGTGAGAACGGTTCATTTAAAACTTATGAGGTTACAAAATGATTAACTTCTGCCATATTGTCCCTGTAGCTTATCTACCATTTGTTCGACACTATCCTGTTCACCTTTTGCTTGCTCATTTGGTAGAAGAGAATGAGGAGTATCGTAACTTTTATATCAATCTCAAGCGTGAGAATCCCTCTGTATTTTATCACCTTGACAACTCAGCGTTTGAGATGTTCAAGCGTGGACAGCCAATGTACGATCCCAGTAAACTCGTTGATATGGGTAAGCTGGTCAAAGCAGACTCTATAGTCCTATCTGACTATCCAAAGGAACCATATTACAAAACTGTGACTTCTGCAGAATTACACATCCCGCGGTTTAAAGAAGCGGGATTCAAGACATTCTTCTGTCCTCAGTCAGAGCTTGGTGACCTAGAAGGCTTGATGAAGAGCTTTGAGTGGGCAATTTTTAATCATGATATCGATTATATTGGTGTGTCTATTCTGGCATGTCCGATTGCTTTGGGTGTAAATGAAACCAAACATACAGATGGGTCAAAGGATGAAGCATATCGTCTGCAACGTTACTTGTCACGATTCACAATCTTTCAAGAACTAGATCGTCGTGGTTTGCTTGGGTACCACACGGAGATGGGACGATTCCATTGTCTTGGTATGACAGATGGTCCAAAAGAGGTTGAGCTTCTCCGTCCATATCACGAACATATCTTTTCGTGGGATAGCTCTTCTGCTATCTGGCATGGCATCAACGGCATTGAGTATGATAAGAGTCCAACTGGTCTACGTAACGGCAAGTTTGAACAAGAAGTGGACTTCAATGTTAGCCCAGTATCTTCTTTTGACAGTATTGCAAGCATCACGTATAATATGGGCTTCATTGATAAGATGTGTAGGAGTTATTGATGCCATTGGTTATTGGTTTGCATGGTGCAAAGGGATCAGGTAAAGATCAATTTTACAAAGCAGTGAAAGCTGCTTTTCCTCTTCACAACGTTCGTAAAATTGCTTACGCTGATCCCATCAAGAATGAAGTGTGTAGGATTTTTGGTCTCAAAGACGAACAAGAATACGATGACTTCAAACGTACTCAGGTAATGTACACACTTCCTGATCGTGAATCCCATGATAATGAGGCCCGAGCAGTTTCAGGACGTCAAGTAGTTCGCGAAATCGGTATGATGATGAGAGGGTATGATCCTAATCAATTCGTACAATATGTAGAAAATAAAATCATGAAGGATCCTGGGACTGTTTGGTGCATTACTGATCTACGATTTGAGAATGAACTTACATCAATTAGAAATAACTTAGGTGGTGTTATTGTTAAGATCAAACGTGATGGTGTTGACTTCGATGGTCATGTAACAGAGACCGAATTTAGTGATGATCTTTGTAACTTCATCGTTTATAATACAGACTTAACGCTTGATGAATACAATGAGTTGGCTATCGAAACAATGTATAAAATTCTAGATTTTTGGGCATAGGAGAATATTATGAAACATATTATGGGTAAAGAATCAAAATCGAGGTTGACTCATGTACATGAGGGTGATGTGCAGCCTAATGCAGTGGATCTTCGTTTAGGTAAAGTCTTTCAAATTAAGACAGAAATGTTCGAGATCTCCAATGACCATAAGTCACATCGCGGTAGTGTAGAGATTCAACCAGGACCAGATGGTTACTTTCAACTGGAGCCTGGATCATACGAAGTTGTAATGGAAAACATCATTCATGTCGGTGAAGGTGAGGCAGGATGGGTCATTACTCGCTCAACCTTGAATCGTAATGGGTTGTTCTTGACCTCTGGCCTATATGACTCAGGTTATCATGGTGCAATGGCAGGTGTACTTCATGTTACGACAGGTCCAGCACGGATCAAGCAGGGTACACGCATTGGTCAATATCTTTCATTCAATGCAGAAGCTCTGCACAAGTATGATGGCGATTACGGTATCGGCAAAGAACATGATCAGAAGTATGGAGTTCAATAATGAAACTTTCAAAAGAAACACTGGCAGTATTTAAGAACTTTGCTTCTATCAACAGCAATCTTTCGATCAAAGCCGGCAAGACATTAGTCACTATGTCCACTGGTAAGAACATCATTGCAAAAGCAGATGTTGCTGAGGAATTTCCTATCGACTTTGGAATCTACGACCTTAATGAATTCCTAGGTACATTATCTTTGTTCGAGTCTCCTGAATTGGATTTTACTGACAAGTCGGTTACGATCAAAGAAGGTAAGAACTCCGTCAAGTACTTTGCTGCTAATTCACAAGTGCTTACAGTAGTACCAACATTGAAGGCGTTTCCGGAACCAGACATTCAGTTCAACCTCTCACAGCAAATGCTTGGGCAGATTCAACGAGTAGCTTCTATCCTCAAGGTAGCAGACTTCTCAATCAGTGGTGATGGTAGTGTTATTTCGATCTCAATTGGCGATAAGAAGAATCCTACTGGTACAACATTTGATTCAGAGTTGGGCACTACAGACAAAACCTTCAAGGTTAATTTGAAAGTTGAGAACTTAAGGATGTTGGCCACTGATTACACCGTAGCCATAGGTGGTAAGAAGATTGCTCGATTCCTATCAACAAACAACCAACTTACTTATTTTGTAGCTATAGAACTTGACTCCACGTTTGATTTCTGATGCAGTGCGTAGTATAATAATACATTATGTGATGTGGAGGTTTTGTTATGAATGATAGTTTTTTGTTTGTGGAGAAGTATCGTCCAAAGACGATTGAAGAGTGTATCCTTCCAGAAAGGATCAAGCAAGAGTTGCAAGGAATGGTCAGCAAAGGAGAGCTTCCAAATCTCCTGCTGACCGGACCTGCAGGATGTGGTAAGACTACAGCTGCGTTGGCAATGTGTAATGAAGTAGGGGCAGATGTTCTGTTCATTAACGCTTCACTTGAGAATGGTATTGACATCCTTCGTACAAAGATTGCTCAATTTGCATCTACAGTGAGTTTAACTGATTCCAAAAAGGTAGTGATCCTAGACGAAGCTGATTATGCAAACCCTCAAAGTTTCCAGCCAGCTCTTCGTGGTTTCATTGAGGAGTTTGCAGACAACTGTAGGTTCATCCTGACTTGTAACTTCAAGAATAGGATCATTGAGCCTTTGCACTCTCGATGTGCTGTAATCGATTTCAAGATTCAGAACAAGGAGAAGTTGGAGGTTGCTGGTGGGTTCTTCAAGCGAGTTCTACATATTCTGAACCAAGAAGGGATTGAGTATGATAAGAAGGTAGTGGCAGATCTTGTACAGAAGTTCTTTCCAGATTTTCGTCGTGTGATCAATGAACTACAACGTTATTCAGTATCTGGAAGGATTGATTCCGGTATCCTGGTTAATGTAGGATCTGAATCATACAAGACGCTATATAAGATATTGAAGGAAAAAGATTTCTCGGAAATGCGTAAGTGGGTTGCATTGAATGCTGATGGAGATACAACCGCCATATTCCGTGAATTGTATAGCTATTCACCAACATTCCTAGAACCTTCAAGTGTACCTGCGCTTGTTCTCATTCTTGCTGAGTATCAGTACAAGGCTGCTTTTGTTGCAGATCATGAGTTGAATATGGTTGCTTGCCTAACCGAAGTGATGAAGGAGTGTAAATTCCAATGAACGAACTTCTTATTGTTATTATTGGCGCTGCATTATGTTGGGCGAGCTTTCGTCTTGGAATATTCTATCGAGAGTGGGTTGCTACACAGAAAGTGCAGGAATATCTGAAATCCTTAGAACATATACAGAAAGAAGTTCAGAAATATATTGTTCACATCCACATCACCAAAGAGAATGATACATTTTATGTGTATAATGAAACTACAGGTGAATTCCTAGCTCAGGGCAAAGATCACAAAGAGATCGTGAAAATTCTTCGAGAGAGATACCCCCAAAGCACCTTCACAGCCACACCTCAAAACTTAGTTGCAACTGGATTTAAGCTACAAGATGACGCCTTTTGATTTCGTTAACTCGATTAATTATGAGAAAAAAGATCTTTTCGAGGATCCTCAAGCAGAGAAAGATTATAAGTCGTTTATAGTCAATAAAGCATTATCGTACTTTCCAGATACAGTGTTGTATGCAAATGCAATGAATGTCCATAATCAGATTCCTGTAGAGTGGCAATTCGACTTTTTAAGCTCAACTATTACAAAAAAACGCCGATATTCTAAGTGGATTAAGAAAGAAATTACTTCTGAATCCCTTACTGCTGTTTCAACATTCTTCGAATATTCGACGGAAAAGGCTCTGGAAGCTATGTCTATCCTCTCCAGAGAGCAAATAAATGCTATAAAACAACAGATGGATAAAGGCGGGAAGGCATGACTCGACCGACTCGCCAACCATCGGGGATTGGTTCACCTCTACGTAATTTTTTATTTTTTGTTCCATCTGTTACCCAGAAAGATCCTCTATTACACATTGCAGCAGCTTCACGAGCGCTTGGCGGTGGAGCATGTCCAATTGCTTTAAGGGTTTCCGACACTTTTTGTTTTCTTTCTTCTGAAGCAGGTTTACGTTTAATGCCTTTATACGTGCGCTTTGCGACATGCTCAGGCGATTGCTTTTTACCTGCAAGAGCATATCGAACAGCCTCTACCCGAGCCTCGTGTACAGATATTTGGCCGGAAAGTGTCCGCCAAGCAATAAGATCTTGCCAACGGCCAAACTGCTCAAATAATACTCGATGCGCTTCAGCATGTTCTTCAAGCGTTAGTTCTACTAGATTGATTGGGTCGTCTGTTCCTCCAGCATGGCGAGGAACAATATGATGTTTATGATATATAGTCACGCTGATATCTCCTTGAAAGATGTTAGAGTAGATGGAGGTTGGGAGCCTCGCGATCTACACTATTTATTATTCCAAACAGTTTGTTTTTATAAATACTCGACGGAAAAGGCTCTGGAAGCTATGTCTATCCTTTCCAATGAGCAAATAAATGTTATAAAACAACAGATGGATAAAGGTGGAAAACAATGAATAACGACGTGATCTACTACGACTGGGCTCCAGAGTCTATGTTAGAAATCACGCTACCCACACCGGACAATTTCTTGAAGGTGAAAGAGACGTTAACTCGTATTGGGGTGGCATCAAAAAAAGACAAGAAGTTATACCAATCAGCACATATCTTGCATAAGCAGGGTAGGTATTTTATCGTTCACTTTAAAGAACTTTTTATTTTAGATAATAAAGATTCGGATATTACAGTGAATGATGTTGAACGGCGAAATGCTATTGCTATTTTGCTGGAAGAGTGGGGGTTGTTGAAGTTAGTTAATAAACCAAATACAGGCACCCAATCAGTTTTATCTCAGATTAAAATCGTCTCTTATAAAGAGAAAAATGAGTGGGAGTTGGTGCCCAAATATAATATCGGGGTTAAAACACATAAAACCAATCAGCATACTCAGAAGAGCTAGACTTGCATCTGCGTCTAATTGTCGGCTCTGATAGTTTTAAGTTGTTGACAGCATCTTTCATGGTATCATATCGAATTCCGTGAATAGATACCGATTTTGCTGCAGGGTTATTTCCTCCAGCATATGATCTGCGTGGTTTTCGGTTGGGGGTCCATTGAGTATTAAATTTGCGTTGTAACCCAACTCTTCCAATGGCCCACCCTTCAGGAATGCAATCTTCAGGCACTCGTTTGTGATTGGTACCGTCGTTAATCCATATTCGATTTCTAGCGGCTCCTATCACACCACGTCCTCCTTCAGTGGTGTTGTACCCATTTTCAATGGAATCATATTCCTGAATAAATAACGATTCCATTACTTGATGACAGTGTTGCTGATCACGTGATTGGTAAAGGATGTCCCATTTAAAAGCATCCCAGCCGTATTTTTTAATTGCATTATAAAATTTAGTATTTGTAGTTTTGTATAGGATTTTATGTCGACGTATTCTGGCAACAAAATCCATAGCAAACCCGATATATACTTTATTAGTAAAGGTGTTTGTTGCTCTATAAATACTTGATACCATAGCTGATGTCTCCTAGATAGATGTTAGGGTAGTTGGATGTGCAACCATCGCGAACTACATTCTTATTTATATAATATTGGCCAAAAAAGAGGAAAATAAATTATGGAAAATCAACAAGACGCTGTTCTTAAATTAGAATTGACAGTAAATGAAATCAATGTAATTTTGAGATCTTTGGGCAAACATCCTTTCGAAGAAATTGCTGCCTTGATTCAAAAAATTAAAAATCAAGGTGAAACGCAGTTGTTAGAAATTCAATCTATGACCCCTCATCAAGCGGAGGAAACAAATGCTTAACACTATTCTTTGGGTTCTTGTAGGTATTGTTGTTGGTTGGAATCTTCCTCAACCTTCTTGGGCTGCTGAATTGACAGCAAAAATCAAGAACCGTTTTAATAAATAAATTCTCAGGGATGGGAAGACTGTTTGGGGTCAGTTCAAAACCCCACTAGTTTTTGGCCCACCTTAGGGCTGTTTGACGCTACGGTAAAGGCGTCCAGGGAGATTTCACTGCACCTCTGTGAGTGTGTGCCGGATAAAGTAACCGGCTAGTATACGCCAATTGGGTATACTTTTCTTTTAACTCTCGCTTAACAAAGGAGAAAACTATGACATACATTAAAGATGTCTTTGGTCGTGATATGCAATTGTTTGATAAGTACTTCGTTGGTTTTGACGAACAAATCAATCGAATGGCAAAACTACATGATGAGGTCACAAAAAACATTCCCAACTATCCTCCATACAACATCCGTAAAGTTGATGACAACAAGTACGTCATCGAAATGGCTGTTGCTGGCTTTAGCAGGTCAGAGATTGAAGTTGAGTTTGTTGATGACAAACTAGTTGTTCGAGGCAATGCAAAAGAAGATCCTGCTACAGATTATCTGTTCCGCGGAATCGCTGCTCGTAACTTCACTCGCACCTTTGCACTCAATGATCAAATTGAGATTAAGGGAGCTGGTCTTATGAACGGCATGTTGCAGATCGCTCTTGAACGTATCATCCCTGAGCATAAGAAGCCTAAGAAGATTGAAGTAGCTGATGAACCTTCAACAGTTACAGTATTCTCAAAAGGCAATGCTCAACTTCTTACAGAGGAAGATCACGAGCAAATTAAAAAAGCTCGTTCTAAGAAACTGTAAATACTTGGGGGCAGCAATGCCCCCTCAGCAACATGGAACTTACTACATTTCACCCTACTAGATTTGGAAATTGGATTGTAAAACTTTCGTACACGAAGGTATACAATGACCCTCAATTCATATTGATTGCGCAGAACATACATGATGATGAAGTTATAGCCAAATTCTTTAGTAGCGAAATGCAGGTAGTTAATTTTGTAAACTTTTTAGGTGAAAAATATGCATGATATCAAATTATTTAAGTTAATATCTGGTGAAGAGATTATCGCAAAAGTCACATCCTTCAGAACTGTTTCAGGAAATGAATATGTTTTAGAAGATGTAGTATCTTTAGTATATCAACCAACTAATGATGGAAGAATGACAACCGGATTTGCTCCTTTCATGCCTTATGCAGAAGGTGAGATTGCACTCAATCAAAGTGCTGTTGTATCCTCCACAAGTGAGCTCAAACAGCAAATTCTTGATGAATACAATCGTGTGTTTTCCAAGATTCAAATTGCACCAGCGAGTGTATTAGCATCACGTTAAGAATTGTTTAGCGGTTGACATTAATTGGGCACCATGAGATAATGACGGTTCTGTCAAAAAAGGAACCAAAAATGCCTACAATCATCCTCTCCAATGCTCAACTAAACTTAATCCAAAAAGCCTTCTCAAACACCAAAACTTCTAAATTCAATAAAATTGAAAAAGAAGAAATGACAGAATTGTCGGAATGTTTCGACTTTGTGATTGATCAAAACGATGAAGATGCAATTCATGATCTAGAAATGGGATCAGAAATCTAAGTAAAACTGGGGGTCAATCCCCCAGTTGACTTTTATTATTATTTTTGGATTGATTATGATCAATCGAATCGTCCTTCCTCCCTACATCGATCAACATACAAACAAAAATTAGCATCCTTTTTTGACACTTGTTTATATGGTATTCCAGTAACAGATGAATATTCATGACGAATTTCAACCATAGTCTTGTTTGTTTTTCGTATTTTATCTTTCACTTCTTGCGACCTGGGCTTATTAAAATTTGGGTTGTTCTCACCTTTCTTTGAGTTAGATATAGATTCTCTGGTTTTGTCTGAGGTTGTTCGGTTTGATGCTGCAATTGACATTTTTGTTTTTGTTTCACTTGAGTGATATTTACCAGACATGCCTTTATGATTATCTCGGAGTTTGGCTTTGTGTTCTTCTGACAATGTGGTGTATTTTCGATAACCTCTTGGAGGCGCAGATCCTCCCTCAATTAGGTTCCAACCAACATTACACGATGGACGAGCACTTCTTTCAAATTCATAACATTCTTGCTCATTACCTTCATACAAAACTACGACAACCATGTTATTATTTTGATTAAATGCATGTTGGAGGTAAGGGTTAATATGTCGATTATTTCGAAGGTTTGAAAAATGATGTTTTGTTCGTCTCTCTAGGTTGTTAGTGACTCCTACGTATCCTTGATCTTTGTAATTCACCATCAAGTCGTTGTGGATCCAATATACTACGTGTGTTGACATTAAATTTCCTTTAAAGTATAATTTGTATAATTGAGTAAAAGGATACATCATGAGTATTTATAAAATCTTAACTGAAATTTCAGAACTTTCTGGTAGAAATGACAAAATTAAATTGCTAGAGTCATACAAGGACAATCATACACTGAAGCGCGTGGTGTTCTTAGCTGTTAATTCAATGGTGAATTTCTACATTCGCAAGATTCCCTCCTATAAGCCCGCCCCAGCTACCCTAGCAGGGTCTCTTGATGCTGCCCTAGACGGTCTGGCAATGCTGTCCTCTCGTACGGTTACCGGTAATGCAGCTATCGAGTTCCTGGCAAAGCTGCTTAGTGATCTTGATACTGAAGATGCTCAAGTCATTGAACGCATTATTCAGAAGGATCTCAAGTGTGGTGTTAGTGATAGCACTGCTAACAAAGTGTGGCCAGGTCTGATTGCTGAGTATCCTTGCATGCTCGCGTCTGCATATGACCAGAAGCTGGTTGATAAAGTTAAATTTCCAGCATACGTTCAATTGAAGTTGGATGGGATGCGGTTCAATGCCATCGTACGTAATGGTGCTGTTGAGTTCCGTTCGCGTAATGGTAAAGAGATTCAGATTGCAGATCCATTGTTTGAACTTCCATTCATCTACATGGCAGCTGGCCAGAATGTAGTGTTCGATGGTGAGTTGCTAATCAAAGAGAATGGTCGGATTCTTGATCGTAAGACAGGTAACGGCATTCTCAACAAAGCAGTGAAAGGAACTCAATCAGAATCTGAAGGTGAACTTGTATGTGCAACTCTTTGGGATATGATTCCGTTGAGCGACTTTGAGGCTGGTGTATGCAGGAGATCGTACGAAGAGCGTCTACGACTGTTGTCGTCTGCTATTACTCATGCAAGCAACCATCGTGTTGATCTTGTTGAAATGAAGACAGTAAATAGCATTGACGAAGCTCAGACCTTGTTTGAACAGTATCTTGCTCAAGGTCAAGAAGGAATCATTCTCAAGACCAGAGACATGATCTGGGAGAACAAACGATCCAAGCATCAGATCAAATTCAAAGGTGAACTTGAGTGTGACCTAAAGATTGTTGACTGGGTTGAGGGTACAGGAAAAAACGTTGGACGTATGGGCGCATTGGTCCTTGAATCAGCTGATGGTTTAGTTAGAGTTGGCCTGGGTACTGGGTTCAGTGATGAAGATCGAGACAATATTAAGCCTGATGTGATTGGTCAGATTGTTGCTATCAAGTATAATGCTCGGATCACTGACAAGAAATCGGATGTTGATTCTTTGTTTCTTCCCGTGTTTTTGGAATTTAGACTAGATAAGACAGAGGCAGACTCATCAAAGGACATTAAATGAGATGGATTTTTATCACGTGATGAGGGATAATATTATATGATTCTATTGATATGAGGAATGATTTTGTACACAAATGTATCACAGCGTGGTAATCAGATTTATGTTCGGGGAGTAAAAGATGGACAGCGTTACAGTGGTAAGGTTCCATTCTCTCCAACAGTTTGGATATCTAACAAGTCACCCACATCTCCATGGCGTACGTTAGACGGAACACGTGTTGAAGCTATTCAGCCTGGATCAATCAACGACTGTAAGGAGTTCGTTGAAAGATATAAAGACGTCCATGGATTCGACGTATACGAATCACCAGGTAACGTCTATCAATATATTGCAGAAGAGTGGCCAGGTGAGATTCGGTGGTCACCAAACGACATCAAAGTATTCACAGTTGATATCGAGACAGAGGTTGAGAGTGGGTTTCCGGATCCAGCAACAGCTGGTGAACGGATCCTGCTAATATCTGTTAAAGATACACGTCATAATTCCATCATTACATGGGGTACATACGCCTATGACAACTCACAAACGCACGTAGAGTATCGAGAGTTTTCGTCAGAGCAGTCCATGCTCAAAGACTTCATTTCGTGGTGGCAACATAATTGTCCAGATGCTATAACTGGTTGGAACAGTTCATTGTTTGACGTCACATATCTCTATAATAGATTGGTTCATGTCGTTGGTGAACAACTTGCTAAGAAGTTATCGCCATGGGGTGTTGTTAATCAGCGAGATGTTGATCTAGGTGGACGCACAGCAGTCAAGACATATATCATGGGGGTCGCTTCTCTCGACTATCTTGATCTATACAAGAAGTTTACATACTCCGCTCAAGAGTCCTACAAGTTGGATTACATTGCGTATGTTGAGCTTGGTGAACGTAAGTTAGAGAATCCAGGAACATCTTTCAAAGACTTCTATACCAATCACTGGCAAACATTCGTAGATTATAACATTCGAGATGTGGAGTTGGTTGATAAGCTAGACGCAAAAATGAAGTTGATGGATCTTGTATTGACTATGGCATATGATGCTAAGGTCAACTACGAAGATGTGTTCAGTCCAGTGAAGACCTGGGACATCATCATCTACAATTATCTGAATGATCAAAAGATTGTTATTCCTCGTCGTAAGGACGGAACAAAGTCCCAAGCGTATGAAGGCGCATATGTAAAAGATCCATTGGTTGGTAAGCATCATTGGAACGTATCGTTCGACTTGAACAGTCTGTATCCACACTTGATTATGCAATACAACATGAGTCCAGAGACCATCACGGATCTTCGTCTGGATGTATCTGTTGATGGCTTACTTGAGCAGAAATGTGATTTGTCTCAAGCACATGATAATGACTTCGCTGTTGCTGCTAACGGTTGGTGCTTTAGACGTGATAAGAGAGGTCTGCTACCAACTCTAATGCAATTGTATTATGATCGTCGAGTAATCTACAAGAAGGAGATGCTGAAAGCTAAGCAAGAGTATGCTAACTCTGGTGACGCAAAGTGGCAGATGGAGATTAGTCGACTCAACAATCTGCAGATGGCGATGAAGATCTTGCTGAACAGTGCTTATGGTGCCTGTGGTAATGCATACTTCCGTTACTTCGATATGCGAATTGCAGAGGGGATCACTATTAGCGGTCAGCTATCTATTCGTTGGATTGCTAATAGACTTAACCAATACTTCAACAAGATTTTAAAGACAGAAGATGTTGATCGTATTGTTCTAATTGACACTGACTCTGTTGTATTAACTTTGAACGACTTAGTTCAGAAAGTATACGGTGCAAGTGGTAAGGTAGATCTTCCTACAGAGAAGGTCATCGAGTTTATGGATAAGATTGCTGAGCAGAAGATTCAACCTGTCATTGACGAGTCATACCAAGCGTTAGCTGACTACATGAATGCGTATGAGCAGAAGATGCAAATGAAGCGAGAAAACCTTGCTGATGTTATGATCTCTGTTAGTAAGAAGCGTTATGTGATGTCAGTACACAACTCAGAGGGGGTGCAGTACAAGGAACCTCAACTCAAGATCATGGGTCTGCAGATGGTTAAATCTAGTACACCGGCCGTGATTCGTGATAAGCTCAAGGACTCATTGAATACAATTCTTCGTGGTACTGAGGCAGATGTACAGCTGTATGTGGCTAAGTATAAAACAGAATTCGAGAAGCTATCTGTAGAAGAGGTGGCCTTTCCTCGAGGAATTAGTGATGTGAAAAAGTATCAAAGTGCAACTTCTATATATTCAAAGGGAACGCCAATCCATGTTCGTGGTGCTTTATTGTACAACCACTATGTTAACAAGATGGGATTGACCAAGAAGTATCCTTTGATTCGAGAAGGGGACAAGGTCAAGTTCACATATCTGAGAACACCTAATCCATTCAACGAAGACTGCATCTCGTTTGTTGATAAGTTGCCAGAAGAGTTTAATTTGTCAAAATACGTTGACTATGATACAATGTTCGAGAAGACATTCAAGGATGCCGTTCAGAACATTCTTGATTCACTAGGTTGGAGTTCTGAACAGAAATCTTCTTTGGAAGATTGGTTCAGTTGATTTATACAAAATATTTCTGTAGAATGTCAATTTATATACATAAATACAAAGTGAGGGGTAGTTCCCCTCTTTAAAACAATCAACAAGGAACCCATGAATTATCAAAATATACATAACTCAATCATACAACGTGCATCTTGTAGATCCAAGATCCTAGATGTTGTATACGAATCACATCACATCATACCACGTTGTGAAGGCGGTCAAAGTGACGGTCATCAAGTCTGGTTAACTCAAAAAGAGCATCGTATAGTACACAAACTCCGATTTAAATTAAACGGTGTGTTAGGTAATATCTTAGCGTATAATTTAATGAAGTATGGTAGAAGTGTATTGGCCGAAAACCACAAGCTATTTTCAGCTGCAGGTGGGTATGCTCACCACAAACAATATAGAGATAAAGATCCACAAGGATATGCTGACAGACAGCGTAGGTCAGGAATAATCGCTGGCATAAACAGTAGAGATAATAGATTGGGGTTTCACCGATTATCTTATGAAGAAATGACCATTGCAAGAAATAAAGGAAGACGTACAACAACCCAGAATAAACTTGGTATGTTTAGTGACAAATTTCGTAAAACTCATAAAATAAAACTCCAAAAACAAATCACGACGCCAGATGGAATATTTGATAGCATGCAATTAGCTGCTCAATATTATGGAGTTGTTTCGGGGACAGTAACATACAGAGTAAAAAGCACATCTCCACAGTGGAGCAATTGGAATTATATAATAGGAGATCTACATGAATAATGCACTATTAGAGCGAATCAAAAAAGCAGGTTCAATTAAGACAGCTGAAACAATCAGTAAGTCGTCATTTTTCAATGACAAAGATATGATTCAAACGGATATCCCAGCTCTTAATATAGCCTTGTCTGGGAAGTTAGAGGGAGGATTGACACCTGGATTGACTATCTTAGCGGGTCCTAGTAGACATTTTAAGTCTATGTTTGGATTAATTATGGTAAAATCCTATATGAAAAGATATCCTGAGTCGATATGCCTATTCATTGATTCAGAATTTGGAATAACGCCTGATTATATTAGCACTATTGGAATTGATACAGACCGTGTATTGCACGTACCTGTGGAACACATCGAACAATTGAAATTTGACCTTGTAAAAAGATTGGAAGAGATTAATCGAGGTGATAAAGTTATTATTTTTATTGACTCTATTGGCAACTTAGCTTCAAAGAAAGAGGTCGAGGATGCACTTGACGGCAAGTCAGTAGCAGACATGACACGCGCCAAAACTCTTAAAGGATTGTTCCGTATTATTACTCCCCACTTTGCAACAAAAGACATTCCTTGCATAGTAGTTAACCACACATATCAAGAACAGGCATTGTACCCTAAGACCATTATGTCTGGTGGAACTGGTCCAATGTATAGCGCTAACACGGTATTTTTCATTGGCAAACAGCAAGAAAAAGATGGTACAGAGCTTGCTGGATGGAACTTTATCATTAACGTTGAGAAGTCTCGTTACGTAAAGGAAAAATCAAAGATCCCTGTCACAGTTACATTTGATGGTGGACTCTCTAAGTGGTCTGGTTTACTTGAGATGGCTCTGGAAGCTAAGCTAGTAGTCAAGCCATCTAATGGTTGGTACAGTCGCGTTGATGTGACTACAGGTGAAATTGAGGATCGTAAGTGGCGTCTTGCTGATACGGATTCCAAAGAGTTTTGGTTACCAGTTCTAACATCCAAGGCTTTTCAGATCTGGGTTAAGAACAACTATCAGGTTGGATCTGGCCAGATGATGTCTGACGAATCTATCGATGAAGAACTGGCCAATGTGGAAGAAGATGATGAAGCCATACAAGATAGTTGATGATCAATACATAGAGTTGATCGACCCACCGTACACTGGTATAGTATACCAATACGGTAGGGTGGAATTGCTGCCTGATGAGGGTAATGATGAACTTAAGCTCTCTTTTGATATAAACTTTTTTTCTAAGAAGGTGCCGGATGATATGAAGGCCTTCGAACAATACGCAGGGGATCTTCTCCTGGACTTGATCACAGAAAAGCTTCAAACTAATGATATTGTTTACACTGGTGGTACATGAGATTAGAAAGTAAGATCCTAGCTAATTTGATATGGAACGAGGAGTTCACTAGAAAGGTGGCTCCTTTCGTTTCTCCTACATACTTTTCCGACAAGTTCGACAAGGTAATTATTGAGGAATCGCTCAACTTCTTTAACAAATACAACAAACTGCCTACACAAGACATCATTAAGATCGAGTTGTCAAACCGTAAAGATTTGACGGATAAAGAGCTTCTTGAGACTATAAAGGTAGTCGATACTCTTGGCGAGGATAATACGAATCTTGACTGGATGATTGAGCACACGGAAACATTCTGTAAGAATCGTGCTGTCTACAATGCTATTTTGGATAGCATCAAGATCATCGAAGGAAAGGACGCAAAACATAACCAAGACGCTATTCCTAAGATCCTGCAAGATGCTTTGTCTGTATCGTTTGATCAGAATGTTGGTCACGACTATATACAAGATGCTGATGCACGATATGAATTCTATCATCGTCAAGAAGAGAAGCTGCCTTTTGATCTTGATATGTTGAACAAGATCACTTCTGGTGGATTGAGTAGAAAGAGCTTGAATGTGATTCTGGCTGGCACTAATGCTGGTAAATCATTGTTTATGTGTCACGTAGCTGCCTCCACTCTTCTTCAAGGACGGAATGTTCTTTACATCACTTTGGAGATGGCTGAAGAGAAGATTGCTGAGAGGATTGATGCTAACCTGATGAACCTAAGCTTGGATGAGTTGAAAGTCATTGATAAGAAAGTGTTTGATACTCGAGTTGGTAAGATTGCTCAGAAGACTCAGGGCAAACTAATCATCAAAGAGTATCCAACGGCATCTGCTCATTCAGGTCATTTCCGTGCCTTGTTAGAAGAACTGAAAGGCAAGAAAGAGTTCGTCCCTGATATTGTAATTATTGACTACTTAAATATTTGTACCAGTGCTCGATTGAAGATGGGTGCTTCTGTTAACTCATATCTTTATATCAAGAGCATTGCTGAAGAGCTTCGTGGTTTGGCTGTAGAGTACAATCTTCCAATCTTGACTGCTACTCAGACTACAAGAAGCGGTTTCAATAATTCAGACGTTGAACTGACGGACACTTCTGAGTCATTTGGCTTGCCTGCAACAGCAGACTTGATGATTGCATTGATTCGTTCTGAGGAGTTGGATCAGTTGAATCAAATTATGATCAAGCAATTGAAAAACCGATACTCCGATCCGTCCTACTACAAGAGATTCGTCATCGGTGTTGACCGATCCAAGATGAAGTTGTACGATGTAGAGGACTCTGCACAGGAAGGTCTAACAGATGCAGGGCACGACGATACACCGGTGTTTGACAAGAGCAATTTTGGCAAACGAGACCATTCAACCTCATTTGACGATTTCAAATACTAATGAAAGACAAGACCAGCGTTAAAGACCAAATAGGATTCGTTCTCAATGGTAAACCACTAGATTTAAAACCTACTCTAATATGCTCAAAATGTGGTGTGGATAGGTTTAGAGATCCTTGTCCAACTCCCAATGAGGAGTGTCCCGTTACTCCCAGGCAACCGTGAGATGTTTCTTTCGGATAAATACAAGATGAATTTCACCTTTAGGAATTAATGTGGCATACGAACTACCTTTTACCAAATTTATAGCAGTAATTAAAGATGCTGATGCAAAGAAGCAGCTATCTTCATTGAAGCTGCCAGATGAAGCGTTTTTTGGTGAAAGTTCGTATAAGATAGGAAAGAACGTCATAAACATTAGTGCTAAAACGACGGATAGCAACGTCGAATTCCCATCTAAAAAATTTAAAGCAAAAATAGTTGGTAAAAACTTAGATTTGCAGTTTAAAGAGTCCAAAATTAGGTTCATTGTTTCAAGTAAGAAGCAAACGAGCAACAGAAACGCTTTGGGTAAGAAGCTGGCTGACGCTGGTGAACTTGCTACAGTGTTGTCGTTAACGAGTAAAATTAAGACTCCTGAAGATACTGGGCAGCAAATTTTTATTGATGATTTGGTTGCTTTTCAAGCATGGAAGATGACTTTTGATCATACTAAAGAAGCTGTTGAGAAGGTATTAAGGCCTAGCTCGATTTCGAAATTCCACCTCCTCCACGATGCTACCGACACATCCGAATTCAAAAAAGTAATTGATTCTTTTGTAGCCAAAGCTAAATTGAAAAAAGATTCCTGGAACCCGGCAGATGTCTGGGTTGTTGACGAGACAAAATTTAATAATGTTGTCAAAGAATTGAATCAGATTGTAAAAGATTATGGTGCGGATTTGGTGCCAGTGTTTAATGCAAGATTGTACGATTTTTACAAAAAGAAATTGGTGTATCCAATATCTTTGAAGCAGCTGACAACCATCCCTGCAAAAATTGAATACACAAATGTGCCTGGAGCTAATGCTTTAAAACCATACGACATTTCGATTAATAGATTTAATTGCGATTTGTCGCTCAAGGGCAAAGAGATTGGGTTGTTTGTATTCAAGAACAATGATACGGGTAAAGACATATCGATGCAGGTTAGAGGGTTTCCGCATGGGTACGGTATTACTCAAACAGAAATTACAAGCGATGGATCTATCTCCGGGGGACGTGTAGGTAAGGTTCCTACCGGCGTCGTGGATAAGGTGATGGCTGAGTATGGCGATAGTCGTATATCGTCGATATCATTTTTTGGTCCATCTTCTGATCCTTTTGGTGCGTTTACTCCAGCTAGAATTAATGAGGTTTGGTCTTGGTACCAAACCGTCATTAAATCACCTAAAGTTACATTCAATAACAAACTCACAAAGCCTCAATTTGAGGTACTCATCCAAGACGCCAAAAAGAACTTTGCAGATGCAGAGACTTTGTGTATGAAAATACAGGGATTGAAGATGATGTATTTCTTTGTTACTAATGCAGATAAAATATCTCCTATTGTTAACAATATGATTGCTGGCGCAAAGAAAATATCAACCGACAACGGTTTTTTCATTAAAATTTACTAAGATATCAATATGAGAACTCTAAAAGGATTCATCAAACAGCTGGACGAAGAAAAGAACGTCCATATGGAGCACATTGAGGATTTGATCTTCAATGAGGGGGTTGATGGCACAAGAAAGGCAATTAACTTTCTTCGTGATCTCCGTGATATGTTAGCTGGTAGCTCTGCTTCCAAAGTTACTGCGACTGTGAAGTGGGATGGTGCTCCTGCTGTCTTTGCTGGTGTGGATCCATCTGATGGTAAATTCTTTGTTGCAAAGAAAGGTGTTTTCAATAAGAATCCTAAAATATATAAAACTGCAGCTGAAGTTGATGTTGATACAGAGGGCGATCTGGCTGTCAAATTAAAGATTGCTCTCGCTGAGTTCAAGAAACTTGGAATCAAATCTGGTGTGTTTCAGGGTGATTTAATGTTCACCGCTGCAGATCTCAAAACAGAAACAATTGACGGTCAAAAATACACAACCTTTCATCCAAATACAATTGTGTATGCTGTTCCCTATGAGAGTGACCTTGCAAAGAAGATCCGTGCAGCTAAAATAGGAGTCGTCTGGCATACAACGTATACTGGCAATTCATTTGAGACTATGCAAGCATCTTTTGGTAAATCGATTGTAACTCATCTAACACACGTATCGTCGGTGTGGATGGATGATGCTAACTATAAAGATTATTCCGGAACCGCAACATTCACTCAAGCAGAAACAACGCATGTGACAGAGATGTTGTCTGCAATCGGTAAATTGTTTAATCAAATTCCAGCAGCAACAATCAATGGAATTAGTAACGATCCCGATCTTTCAATGCTAGTCAAGACTTACAACAATACAAAGGTCCGTGAAGGAGTAAAAATCAACCCTTCTCAGCATGTGGATGGTTTGTTTAAATGGATTTACGACCGTTATCAGAAAGAGATTGAGACCAAGAAAACGGAGAAGGGTAAGTCTGCTCAAGAAGAAAAGCGCAAGAAGATTCTTGCGTTCTTTGCAAATCACGATAAGCAAAATATCGTAAAAATATTTCAGTTATCTAATATGATAGCAGATGTTAAAGGTCCAATCATTGCAAAGATGAATCAGGCTGGTCACATCAACACGTTTGTTAAAACTGCTAGTGGATTCAAAGCAACTGGCGTTGAAGGGTTTGTGGCAATTGATCACTTAAAGGGTGGTGCAGTAAAGATTGTGGATCGTATGGAATTTTCACGCAACAATTTTTCTGCTGAAATAATTAAAGGTTTTGACAAAACTCGTTGATAATCCTTCTTTAAAAATTATTCTTGTGATAAATAAGAATAAGGAGGAGATTATGGAATACGTCTACTGGATAAAAAGAAAAGAATTTAACGATCCCTATACAGAGGGTTATATTGGAATCAGCAACAATCCGATCAAAAGGTTTGTTAATCACAAAACAAGAAATGATAATCCACATTTGAAACGAGCTTTAGAGATTTATAATGATATTGAAATTATAATTCTGCATGAATGTAATACACGTGAAGAAGTTGTTGCACTTGAAAAACTGTATAGACCAGACAAACATCAAGGATGGAATATAATTCCTGGAGGCGATACCCCTCCTAGAAACCATTTGACCGATGATGTACGGGCTAAAATAAGCAACACTTTAAAAAGTAAAAACACTTGTCCTTACAACGAGAACACCCATTCTCCCGAAGCAATTGAAAAAAGAAAAAAAAGCATGGTTGGTAGAAAGTGGTTCTATAACCCACAAACCAACGAGTCAGTTTTATCTCACAATCAACCCACGGGATGGAGTGTTGGAAGAAAGTTAATTGAGGAAAACGTATCCAATCCAAAAACTCGTGGTGTAGATTACATTTGTAATACAAAAAACTGGCGTCTTTTTATTAATAATGATTTGGTTTTCGAAGGAAATAATGTACGAATGTTTTTAAAAAATGCTGGGTATATTTCAATTTACCCAAACCTTACAAAATCTGCAAAAGAAAATAGAGAATATTATAGTAAAAAACACGCAATAATTTTTAAATTGGTAAAAATAAATGAATGATCTCGAACAACTATTAGCTCAGTTAGCGGAAGCTAAGAAGCAGGCTATTGAAAACCATCCTGGTAAAAAGTTGTTGCTCCGTTTGCAAGAAGACATTAAAAACAACAACCCATTCTTGTCTACCAATCCACCAAAAGAAACAAATGAGTGGATTGAAGAGGAAATTGTAATTCCAGATGAACCAACACGTGAAGTTGTTGGTGAGTTTCTATTTGAAGACGGACAATATGTTGAACCTCAGATGCTTACAGAGGTGGACACACCTGAGGTAAAACCAGCTTCACAAGTCTATTCTCAAGCAGAAATTGATAAATATCTTCGCCGGAATGCTTCGTTTCAACAACCAGACCCTGACAAAGTAGATCCAAATTTCAAAGCGATTCAAGAAAAAATAAAGTTTCTGGAACAATCGATAGGGAAAATTGCTGCTCTTGGTCCGGGATCTGGTGAAACGAAGCTTCGGTATCTCGACGATATCAATCGTTCCTCTATACAAAATGGCCGCTATTTGCGGTATGATCAAGCAACCAGCAAGTTTACATTTGATAATCCTAACGCACAAGAGATTGGTGTTCTCGACTATCTTCAGTTTAATCTAGATGGTCCAGGAGACGATATTCTATTTCCAGGGACGGTTTATTGGAATGTAGATGAGAAGTGTCTGGACGTCATTCAAGAAGATAATACCACTCTTCAATTAGGATTAGAACAATACATCCAAGTTAGAAATGATACCGGGTCTACGCTAACAAATGGAACTGTGGTTAGATTTTCTGGTGCCTATTCGAATGGCGATTATGTTCCACAAGTCGTGCCACATCTTGCTGATGGTACTGTCCCTCCTCTATACACGGTTGGTGTAGTCACATCAGATATTGTGAACAGTAGCACTGGACGAGCGACTGTTCTTGGAAAAGTTCGTGATACCAACACAACAGGATCTGATGTCGGAGAAGTGTGGAACGAAGGGGATATCCTCTACGTTCATCCAACGTTGCCTGGAAAGATGACTAAATTCAAACCAACCGCTCCACAAATTGTGGTATCAGTTGCGGCTGTGTTGAAAAAAGATGCGACAACGGGTATTCTTCTGGTTCGTCCCACAATCTTCCCAAGACTACATTACGGCACATTTGCAGATAAAACTAATCAAATACAAACACAAATTAACACTCCAAAAGCAGTCACGTTTGATACAACAGAAGTTGCAAACGGGTTCAGAATAGGCACTGACACTTCCCATATTATTGCAGAGAATTCTGGACTGTATAATTTTAAATTTTCAATTCAGTTAGCTTCTACTAGCGCAAGTGCCAAAGATGTGTGGATTTGGTTCCGTAAAAACGGCGTCGATATTCCAGACTCTGCTACTAGAAAAACGATCACAGGTAATAACGTATATGATGTTGCTGCTTGGGATATATCTCCTACGATGCAGCCAAACGATTATTTCCAGATTATGTGGGCAGTATCTGATACCGGTGTTCGTATTGTTGCTCCTGCTGCTACTGCATTTTGTCCAGCAATTCCATCTGTTTTATTAACAGTTTCCGAGATTGCCCTGTAAATTATTATAAATAATAGCAGTACATTTACATAGATGGGTCAAATGAAAAAATATAGACAGTTGGTAGAATCTCTACCATCAAAAACTATAGTGTTTGCTTTTGGTAGATTCAACCCTCCAACAGCTGGCCATTTATTATTGGTGAAGATGGTGAAAAAACTGGCTCAGCAATCAAAGGCTGACCACGTCATCTATGCATCCCGTACCCAAGACGCTAAAAAGAATCCACTTTCTGTGGACAGAAAACTCCATTATTTGAATTTGATGTTCCCAAACACGAATTTTAAAGGTGCTAATGAGCAAGAGCGTACGTTTATCGAAGCTGTAAAATCATTAAATAAAAGATATAAGAATCTAATTATGGTTGCTGGATCCGATCGAGTTCCAGAGTATACCAAGATTTTAGAAAAATATAACGGAACTGAATTTAAGTTTGATTCCGTCAAAGTCGTTTCTGCTGGTGAGCGTGACCCTGATGCTGATGACGCATCTGGAATGTCTGCTTCCAAAATGAGAACACTAGCCTCAAAAGGCGACTTTGAGCAGTTTAAAAAAGGTCTTCCAGGAACCGTTCGCGCAATTGACGCTAGACGTCTAATGAATGATGTGCGGGGAGGAATGGGATTAGACCCAATTAAAGAACAAATTGCATTACCTGTTGATACCTTACGCGAAAGTTATTTCCGTGGTGAAATATATAACGTAGGTGAGATTGTAGAATCAGCTGGCGAGCAGTTTGAAATAATAAAAAGAGGGACCAATTATTTGTTGGTTAAAGATCAAGACGGCAAAACACAGAGTAAGTGGATCCATGAAGTCATTCAAAGAAACAATTAAAGAAGACGTTAAACCTGGTTATGCTCCGGAAGAGATTACTTTCATGGGGTATACAACTAAGAATCTTCATCACTCCGCTGATGCCGCTAAAGCTTTTCAATCAACCATTGAGAAAGTTAAGCGGGGTGAAATCCTGGATCGTGAAGGAGTATTACATGCTCTTAAAGCGACCGACACTTACATGAAGCTGAATGATATGCACCTGGAGCAAGGAAAGGCTCCAGATGAAAAAGAAATAAACCAATGGAAGCAAGCACACGCCGAAGCTAGAAACCACCTTCATAAGATTGGTGAATTTATGCACCATATGGATTACTGGCATATGCATGAACATGAGCTTCAGGACATGGAAACAAAATATACCCCTTCTACAGCTGGAGCTGAAATGGCAGACTCATATATTCCTCAAGGTGATCAGATTAATGAATCGGCAACGAGGTTTATTCAGAAGGTCAACGCAGCCTCTAAAGCATATCGTGCTGGAAGGCATGATAATGCAAAAATGCATCTCGATAACGCTCGATCTTTTATGCTCGGCGTAAAATCTACTGATATGCGTAAAATTAAAGACGCTTACGATACCTACAAAGATTTACGTAAAAAATATGCAGTTGCAGATAGTGACCAACAGATTAAAGAAGAGTTAACCGATAAAACAATTCGTTTATCTGATAAAGTTAAGGTAGCTCGTGTCATTGCAGATATGCTTGGTGTTGAAAAAGTAGAATCAATGTCTCCAGATCAAGCTGTTAATCAAGCATTCCGCAAAGTCAAATCAAAAAGAATGACACCAGAGTTTGTCGCTGTCCTTAAAAAGATGGTCACTTTAGCTGGCGATGTTGGTATTAAGATTGATGCATCAGTCATATCTAAACAAGTAAACGAACAAGCAACGGAAGTAAACAAAAATACGGAGTATAACTTGGCTAAAGGTATCTTAAAGTTCAAAGACTATGCTGAACTCACGAAAGTAAACAAAGGCATTGTACCTGTAGGAACAGGAATGTCTCAGCCTAAGGGAGTAGAGCCAGCTCTAGCTCCAGCAGAAATGGATGTTGTCGATACTCAGCCTCAGACTCAAGTTGGTCATTCCTTGCACGACCCAGCTGAAGATCAGCTACGTAGAATGAAAGTTGCTTATAAGACAGAAGAAGTCAATGCTGAAGAAGTTGACGAAGTTGAAACAGCCGATTACAAAACTGATAAAAGAGGTCGTAAACACAGAGCTCATGAAATTGTTTTTGGCGATGGCGATAAGCAGAATGATGTAAAAGAAGAGGTTGATTTTTCTGATGATGAGTTGGAAAAAATGGCTGCTGAGCTTGAGGATGAAGAGGATGTATTGGATGCTTATGATCCAGATGAGTTAATGATTGTCGATACTGAAACTGGTGAAGAAGTTGAAGACGAAGAAGAGGAAATGAACGAAGAAGCTTTAAATGAAGTTCTGTCTCGTCTTGAAAGAATGAAAGCCAAAATTCGCTTCTTACGCTCAAAAGCAAAGCGTGAGCGCAGAATGCAGATTGCTCTCAAGCGCCGGTCAGATGTTAAGACATTGACAAAGCGCGCTCGTAGATTGGCAGTTAAAACGTTGAAAGAAAGAATTGCTAAGAAATCGATATCCAAAATGTCAGTTGCTGAAAAAGAGCGTATTGAGAAAATGTTGCAGTCACGCAAAGCTCTTATTGATAGATTAGCTATGAGAATGTTACCAAGAGTGAAGAAGATTGAAAACGATCGTTTGAGTCACTCCAAAAAGTCTCAACCTACACCTGCAGCGAGCACCTAATGTTATCATTCAAAGAGTACCTAAAAGAAGCTGAGGATCCTTGTTGGAAGGGATATCATCAACTTGGAATGAAGAAAAAAGGCGGAAAAGAAGTTCCTAACTGTATTCCTGAAGAAGAGATTAATGAAGCGGAGTACCAAGGAAGAGAGGTTCCGCTAAATAAACCTATGCAAGGCGATGTTAAAAAATCAAAAGTATATGTGAAGGACCCTGAAACAGGAAACATCAAAAAAGTTAACTTTGGTGATCCTAATATGACAATAAAAAAGCACGACCCAGAACGTCGCAGATCATTCAGAGCAAGACATAATTGCGATAATCCAGGTCCGAAGACAAAAGCCAGATTTTGGTCATGCAAGATGTGGTAACAAAAAAGGAAACAAAAATGAACCCATTACAAGCAGCTCTCCAAATTGTTTTATCTAACACAATGGTGATGTATTTTAAAGCTCACGCTTCGCACTGGAATGTTGAAGGAATGTTTTTTCCTCAATTCCATGAATTCTTTGGTGACCTTTATGAAGAACTGCATGGAGCCGTTGATCCAATTGCTGAACAGATGAGAGCGATTAATGCATATGGTCCTGTCTCTTTAGCAGAGGTGTTACGTAACACAACATGCACGGAAGATGAAACAAGACGTGTTAGCGTTAGAGATATGATTGCTTCTTTGCAAAGAGCAAACGGATCAGTGATTGAAAGTCTTAATGCTGCTTTTAATTTGGCCGAACAAGCTAATAATCAAGGTCTGATGGACTTCTTAGCAGGTCGTTTAGATACGCATGCCAAGCATGGCTGGATGTTGACAGCAACATCAAAATCATTCGGAGAGTAATATGAAGTCTTTTAAGGATCTCACGTCCTCGTTGCAACTTGAAGCAAAAGCGACTTATTGTAGTCGTTGTGGAACAGTCCATGTTCCTCCTTCGCAAGGTGGTACGTGTCCAGCCTTGAAAAAAGAAGAAACTGAAATTGAAGAAGCTCACCAAGTTGTCGCAAAGACAAAAGAAGGTGAGACGTTTAGATCTGCAAAATATCCAACTAAGAAACAAGCCATGGATATGCATTACAAAATGGCCAAGAGCAACAAGTACGCTAAAGTTGATACCGTAAAGGTTCAAGAAGAGGTCGAGCAGATTGATGAGACTTATTCATTTAAGAGAAAAACCGGTCGTCAGTGGCAAGGTAATAATTTAGGGACATCTTCGGCTGAACATGAATTACATTTTCAAGGATCCCCTACAGGTATAACTTTAGATGGATCGACGTTTGGGTATGCAGTTCGTCACAATGGTAAGCGTGTTAAAAAAGCCTATAATTTCAAAGATGCTAAAGATGCAGCTGTAGATTACCATAAAAGTTTAAATGAAGAACAACAAGGAGACACCATGTCATCAATGGAACAGTACCTTGCCGCCATTGAAGGCAAGGCAGATTTTAGGTCAGGTCTGGAAGAAAAAAAGCTGACCCCAGCTGAAATGAAAAAGCGCGAAGAAGTTGCTAAGGCAATCGAGCGCGAAAATCCTGATATGCCAATGAGCAAGAAAATGGCCATTGCAACAGCTACCGCTAAGAAAGTTGCTGAAGAAGCTGAAGAGCTCGACGAGATTAGCACTGCTGCTAAGCAAAACTACATCAACGCTGCTGCTATGGATGTTGCACGCCACGGTAATATGCTGGGTCGCGCTCAAGTGGGCAAGAGCAAAACAGCCGCAAACGTTTCCGGTAGCAAAATCGACAAGCGTCTAAAAGGCATTGCTACTGCAACCAGCAAGCTGACCAAAGAAGAAACCGAAGGTATGCACTACTGCGCTAAGCACGTTTACTCAGAGCGTTTTGGTGAGGGCTTTGTGGTTGAAGGATCACATGCTGAGCCAGATGCAAATGGCTTGATCGAGTGGTATGATGTTGACTTTGGTGGTACTGTTCGTCGTGTAATGACTGAGAAAGTTAAAGTCATGCACGCTGAGTATCACAACAACCACAAACGCAAAATGTCTGAAGAAGACAAGCCACACACCATTCCTAAGACTGCTAAAGAGAAATCTCTTGCTGCTCTTGCTGAACCAAAAGACAAGATTACACACGCTGACGTTATGGTTGGTCGTGGTGTTAAAAAAGAAGAGATAGATCTTGATGAAGCTGAAGCCTGGAAAAAAGAAGAAAAATGGAAGAAATCTGAGCCTTCTCCAGTGACAGATAAGTCTGGCGCTAAACACACAGAAATGTCGAAGGTGAAACATCTTGCTCGTATGGCTGTTCAAAAAACCAAAAAAGAAATGGCTAAGGAAGAAGTTGAGCAGATTGATGAGCTTTCAAAAGACACGTTGAAAAGCTACATGGGTAAGGCCGCAAAAGAGAACCTTGCCAACTTAATTAAACCAGGTGAAGAAGCAAAAGCTAAAGCTGCTAAACGTTTCAGTGGAATGATGAAAGCTAGTGAGAAAATGGCGAAGGAAGAAGTCGATCTCGAAGAAGCAATCAAGCTAGGTTCTAAAGTTACCATTCACTCCCCAGGCAATGATTATCACGGTAAGACTGGTAGAGTTGGTGAGATTCGTCATGGTCTCTATAAAGGTGCGCCAAAAACGTATACCGTAGATTATGACTACGATGCATCGACAGCTCGTTCCAAGTCAATTCAATTAGATAAGAAAAACATTAAACAAGTCAAAGAAGACATTGATCTCGAAGAAGCCATGATTTCCTACAGCGATTTTATGGATAAGATCAAGTCTCACCGTAAAGCCGGTCATAAAGTTGTTGATGATAAATATACCAGTGGAAAAGCTACGTTTACCACCATTACTCCTGATGGAACAGGACGTAAAGTGACTCATACTCCTCAAGGCCATAAAATGGAAGTTCTTGGCAAGATGGATGGAGAGGATGACGGAGCAGCAGAAGTTAAACCAACCGAAAAGCGTGGCCGCGGACGTCCTGCAGGATCGAAGTCAGGCGCTCGCACACAATAAGGAGATATACAAATGGCACTTTGGGGCAAAGTAGATAACGAGGCTGGCAAGCCAAAATACCTCAGCGACACACTGAGAAACGAACAGACAGTTTCAGACAAAGACGCCACAGCTGGTGTTGATGTCGCGGAAGCTGCTGCTGCAGATAACCGCGCCAAAGGAATTAAAACTCCAGGCTGGACAGAATATCGCACATACACTGACGCTCAAGGTAACACACGTCACAAGGCTGAAGTTTTGGTTGCATTTGCTGGTGACTTTACGAGTGGCGACAACGACACTTTGGCACCTGAGATTACAATCACTGTAGCTCCAGTAGACGTATCTGTCGTTGAGCCAGCAACCGCTACATTCAGCGTAACAGCTACACGTACTGGTACCGGCACACTGACATATCAGTGGCAGAAAGCTGAGTCTACCAATCTAGCAACCTACACCAACATCCCAGGAGCTACTTCGGCTTCTTACACAACAGGTGCTACTGCCGTTGCTGATGATAATGGTGATAAGTATCGTGTGGTAGTGTCTCTTGTTGGCGCTCAATCTGTTGCGTCTGATGCAGTTACCTTAACTGTTGAAGCATTTCTGACGATCACTGAGCAACCACAAGACACAACAGTTGATGCTCTTACCGATGCGAATTTCGCAGTTGATTATGTAGGCACAGGTGGCCCAGCAGCAACAATTCAATGGCAATCTTCAACTGATGGTACCACTTGGACTGACATTGTAGGAGAGACAGCGTTTGATCTGACTGTTGCCACTACAAGTCCTCTGTTCGTGACTGGTAATCAGTTCCGTGCAGTTGTTACTTCGGGTGCAGTAACATTAACTTCTGACGCAGCAACTCTGACTATTACTGCTTAATAATGAAGGAGGGGGCAACCCCTCCTCTACAATATGATTGAACAACCCATTAATGAGAATAATTTTATTTTGATTGCGATGCATCATTACGACAACTCTCAGTGCACGTCACTAGCAGAGTTCGAGGAAGATTTAAAGCGGTTTGCGTATTTGAAAAAATTATTCAGTCGTTATAAAGACAATAATGATTTGAAAGAGAGGTTGATTCTAAATCATATTATCGTGCTATATAATTTGTTTGGTATTGTTACTACCGAACTACTGTTTTTTAAAATTGATAGACAATACTGGGATGTATTAGCTACGTTTCTTGTTTATCTTGAGCGTATGCCTGAAGCAGTACCAGAGTTCAATATTAAATTAAGTGAATTGCAGCTAGATGATAAAGTCATTGCAGCACTAAAGGATATTTAAATGTCACAAATTATTGACAACCTAATTGCTTATCGAGTTCTTTCAATGATGGTAAAGCCATTTGGTGAGACGGAAGCATTTAAACTAGGTATTATTGATGCTCAAGGCAAAAACTTAATCAAAGCAAAAGACTTTACGACACAAGAACAGAAAGATGCTTATAACTATCTAACTCGTCTTGTGTTTAATATGAAAAAAATTATTAATAAGTTGCCTGGCGGGGAATCTAAACTAAAAAACTTGGTTGCTGCTTTGTTTCTTATTAAAGAAGCATATAAAACAAGGTCCACAACCATTAACGAAGAAAAATTACATCACATCGTTAAGATGTTAGATGAAGGAGTTGTATTAGTTGAGGAACAACTTGTCGTCCAAGATTTCATCCTATGTGAAGAGGGGATTGGTGGTATTCTTGGTCCAGGTGGCGCTCCTTCTTCTCCTTTAGGTGGAATTGCGAATGTTACTGGTCAAAGAGTTTCTACAGATGAACCGGTGATCCGTGCTAAAAAGAAACCACGTCGTTTTGCTCGTTTCACAGTGAATGACGAAGTGTATAATAAGTTTACAGACGGAAAAGCTAAGTTTCGCAAGTGGGCTGAGTATCTGAACCTCGAAGACGAGGGTCAAAAGATGATATATAATTTTGCAAAGAAGAATCCTAATGGCGTAATCATTCTCCACAACGGGAAAAACACGAAGTCAATTAGATTCAACCGTCGTGGCGGGGGCAATTGGTCAAGGATCAAGAGACCTGCTAAACAAGTTAACAATAAGATGATCACATGATACAATTATTTTCTATTCCTCTTGTTAAGTACCTTGCTGCAGCTCTGGCTGCAGTTTTGCTCTTAGGCGGCACTTACATCAAAGGCCGTATGGATGGCGTCGATTTGACGGAAGCTAAGTATGCTGAAGAGAAGCGTAAATGGCAAGATGAGGTCGCACAAAAGCAACAGGAATATGATGAAGAGATCTCTAAGCTGCGTGATGAGTATCGTGATGAAGTAAAGCGATATAGAGATGAGATTGAAAAGTTAAAGAACAATCCTCAAGTGGTCACTCAGTATGTCGATCGTTTTGTTCCTGTTAAGACTCAGTGTACAATACCGGAAGGATTTGTAGAGTTGCACAACAGATCTGCTTCTGGACTTTCTTTGGACCCTCCTCCTCAGAATCCAGAAAGACCTTCTAACAGGACATTGAATAATGCTGCAGCTGTAATTGCTGAGAACTATTATCGTTGTAATGAATTAATTGCTCGATTGAATGCTCTTCAAGACCTTGTGATAGAGTACCAAAAGAGGCAGAAGGAATTGACAAAATGAAATACGTTATGTTACTAGCTATCTTCGTTCTTGCTGGATGCGCATCACCAGAAGTAGCTAACAAAGATCAATTGATCCTTAAAGTACCACCAGAACTCTTAGAGAGACCACAGGCACTTAAGCAGCTGTAATACATGCAACCCCACATAGAAAATTCTACAGGGGCCATATATTATCAGTCAACTTTATTTTACGCTTGATTTGTAATGGATCGTCGTGTATCATAGACGATCATTATGGAGATATTATGCTTTTTGTTGACGTGAAGTATGCAAACATGCTTGGCACGCGACTTCGAAATTTCAAACACAAATCAGAGTACTTGTGGAACGCAAGTTGTGTCGTGTGTGGTGATTCCAAAACAAACCAATTCAAAGCTCGTCTGTACATTTTTCGAGTCAAGACGGGTTTGTTCGTTAAATGTCACAATTGCGGTTATTCAACCAATCTAGGTAGTTTTATCAAGTATCTTGATCCTAACCTGCATCAAGAGTATGTGCTTGAGAACTACAAAGAGAATCAAACTCCCATATTTGTAAAGAAAGAGGAAGAGTCCGTTCCGGAAATCATTAAGGCTCCAGAACTAACGGATTCTGTTCTTGATTCGATCAAGCGTTTGGACAACTTGTCTATTACTCATCCAGCTGTAAAGTATTGTATTAAAAGGAAAATTCCTTCAAGTGTTTTCCATTTACTATACTTTGCTCCTAGATTCATGCATTTTGTCAATAAGTGTGTACCAAACAAGTTTAAGAGTTATGATGCCGAGCATCCAAGACTAATTATTCCTTTCTTTAATGAATATGGCAAATGTTTTGCTTTTCAGGGCAGAGCGTTTGGTAAGGAAGATCCTAAATACTACACTGTTAAGTTGGATGAAGAAGCAGAAAAAATATTTGGTCTTGAGCGTTTAAACTACTCTAAACGGATCTATATACTAGAAGGACCTATTGACTCTCTCTTCATTCCCAACAGCATTGCTGTATCCGGATCATCGTTCAACAGTCCCTCGATTGATAAACTCAAGACGAATGCGACTGTTGTATATGATAATGAACCTAGATCAAAAGAACTCACCAACTTGATCAAGAGAACGATTGATCGAGGATTTAGTGTCTGCCTTTGGCCTGATATAGTAGTAGAAAAGGATATTAATGAGATGGTGTTGTCTGGTAAGTCTCCTAAAGATATTGTCGACATCATCAATGCAAATACATACAGTGGTGCGGAAGCACAGCTACGATTTACAACATGGAGGAAGTGCTAATGATTAAATATCAAATTACTGAGAAAGATTACTCTCATTGGGTCGATGTAACCCCAATCATCGACAATATGATATCGCTTAAGTTTCAAACGGAATGGACTGGAGCTAAGAATCCTAAACTTTTACAGAATAGGTTTGAGATGAATCTGTCCGCAAAAGAGATTGATCGTTTTATTGAAATCTTGACGAATGCAAGGAAAGAACTACGATGAAAGTCCGTCTTGTATCATACAGCCAACCAACTGAAGAATTTAAACAAGAGGGTATACGGAATGCTCAAGATTTAGTGGCTTTTTGTGCTAGAGTTTCAAATCCCTCAAATCAATACAACACTGAAACCTCCGAAAAATTAATTAAATATCTAATCAAACATGCCCACTGGAGCCCTCTTGAAGTTGTATCGGCGTGCATGGAAGTTGAAACCACAAGGGATATTGCAAGACAGATTCTTCGTCATCGTTCTTTTTCTTTTCAAGAGTTTAGTCAACGTTATGCAGATCCAACTAAGGATTTGGATTTTGTTTTTCGTGAACCAAGACTTCAAGATCCCAATAACAGACAAAATTCAATCAGCATTGAAGAAGGTACATTACAATCTGCAAATTTAAAAGAGCAATGGTCCTGGCATCAACGAGAAGTGATTGAAGCAGCGAACAAGGCGTATCAATGGGCGGTAAATAATGGAATCGCAAAGGAACAGGCAAGAGCAGTTCTGCCTGAGGGTCTGACTGTTTCTCGAATGTACGTCAATGGCACTTTGCGGTCGTGGGTTCATTTCATTGAAGTAAGATCTGGTAATGGTACTCAAAAAGAACACATGGAGATTGCTCGTCAATGTGCACGAGTGATTTCAGAAATTTTTCCTTTAGCAAATAATTTCGTAACAGAATAATAAGAGGTAGGTATGGACGTTGTTCACGGTATTACTGTCGACTATTCGCGCGACAATTTGTTTTCAGAATCAGGATTATCAAGACTTAAAGATGGTTATTTGCATGAAGGGGAGAAGTCTCCTCAAGAAAGATTTGCTTATGTTTCAAAAACGTTTTCATCCAATCCAGAGCATGCTCAGCGTTTGTATGAATATTCTTCTAAGATGTGGTTGTCGTATGCCACACCAATTCTAAGCTACGGTAAAACACCACGCTCACTTCCAATTTCTTGCTTTGCCTCTTATTTGGGTGATTCGATGAGATCTATTCTCGATACATCATCCGAGACGCGTATGTTGGCAGTGGTTGGTGGTGGAGTTGGTCTTCACGTTGGGTTGCGTCCTGGCGACAAGAAGTCTTCAGGGATTATTCCTCACTTGAAGACATACGACGTTGATACGCTAGCATTCAAGCAAGGAACTACACGTCGTGGTGCAACAGCTGCCTATTTGGATATCAACCATCCAGAGATCATTGACTTTCTTGAGATGAGAAAGCCAACAGGTGGTGATCCAAATCGCAAGTGTTTGAACCTACACCATGGGGTCAACGTTACAGATGACTTCATGCAACGTATCGAAAAGCTATCTCTGCATGGATCAGATCTGACAGATGAGCAGAAAGAAGTACTTGATCAGTTTCCTTTAGTGAATCCTAACACTGGTGAAGTAGTTGAGTATGTGTCGGCAAGAGAGTTGTGGGAACGCTTACTATCTATTCGTATGGAGACAGGTGAGCCTTATCTCTGGTTTATTGATACAGCTAATAAAGCACTTCCTGAATTCCAAAAAGCTAAGGGTTTAAAGAATAGAGGATCTAACCTTTGCTCTGAGATTTCTTTGGCTACTGATGATGACCGTACTTTTGTGTGCTGCTTGTCGTCAATCAATGCTGAGAAGTATGAAGACTGGAAGGATGACAAGCAGTTTATTGCTGACGTCGTTGAGATGTTAGACAATGTGATTACAGTTTTCTGTGAGAAGGGTAAAAACTTTCCAGAGATTGCTAATGCTGTACACTCTGCTCAACAAGAACGGTCAATTGGCATTGGAATGCTCGGATGGCATGCTCTGCTGCAAAGTAAGAACATTCCTTTTGAATCTCCAATGGCAATTGGTCTCAATAAGAAGATCTGGGAAAAGCTTAATGCAGAAGCAAAAGCTAAAACCGTTTCTCTTGCAGAAGAACGTGGTCCATGTCCTGATTCGGAAGGGTCAGCTACACCAGTTCGTAACGCTCACTTGTTTGCTGTTGCTCCAAATGCATCGAGTTCAATTATCCTAAATACTTCCCCATCGATTGAACCTTATCGTGCAAACGTCTACCTTGAGAAAGGTGTGAATGGCACACAAGTTCATAAGAACAAGTACCTAGAAGCTTTACTTGAGAAGAAAGGTCAGAACACACCAGATGTATGGCGTGACATTGTTGCTAACGATGGTTCCGTTGCTGGACTTGAATGTTTAGATGATTGGGAAAAAGATGTGTTCAAGACATCTATGGAGATTGATCAAACATGGTTAATTCAGCATGCAGCAGATCGTCAACCGTACATCTGTCAAGCTCAGTCGTTGAATTTGTTCTTTAGCCCAACATCAAACGTCGAATACTTACACCTAGTTCATTTAATGGCTTGGAAGATGGGATTGAAATCACTTTACTATTGTCGTTCAGATAATATGCGTAAGGCAGATAAAGTTGGAAAGAAAGTTGAACGTGAACGTATTGAAGACATGAAAGATATGTTGAAATCAGATGAGCCAGTTTGTTTTGCGTGTGAAGGTTGAATAGATGCATTGAGATCTCCAAGATTATAAATAGACCAATGCATCTATTAAGGAGATCTCAATGCAATACTACTACAGAATAAGACATAAGAATACTGGTATGGTATATGTGGGATGCCAGTACGGTAGAAATGCCGATCCCAGCTTATTTTTTAGAAAATACTTCACATCATCTAAGACAATTCATCAGTTGATCATGGAAGATGGAAAAGATTCATTTGAAGTTGTTAAAGTGGTAGAGATGAAAGATGCCAGGATGTTTGAGCATAAAGTTTTACGATACTGCTATAGAAAACTTGGAAAGGATACCTTCATAAAGAAATTTTATAATAGAAACATCGCACCTGGTATATTACTAGATGAGGATTCAATTCTAAGAGCAAACTCCGAATCAAAGCGTCAAAAAATGATAGAGATTGCTAATAAAAGAGTTTCAGAAGGGACACATAATTTTTTAATTCCATATGAGCGAACAGAGTACCATAAAGAATTATGTAGACAAAAACAAATAGGCAACAGATACGCCGCTGGTAGAGTTTTAACAGACGAGCAGAAACAGCATGCTGCAGAAAAATCAAAGGGGAATACCAATGTGAGGGGTAAATTCTGGTGGAATAATGGAACTCATATGAAACGCAGTATTGATTGTCCTGGCGAGGGTTGGATAAAAGGTGCATTAAAACATTCAGAAGAAACAAAGAAAAAACGTTCTAATTCACTTAAGAATAGAACGCTTAGTAGAGAAACAAAACAGAAAATGTCAGAAGCAAAGAAAAGGATTGATGTAAAATGAATGCAATTAAGAAACGCAGTAAATCATTATTTGAACCGAGAAATTATTACAAGCCTCATGAATACCCTGAAGCGTATAAATTTTACGAAATGCACGAGTCTATGCATTGGCTCCCCACAGAAGTTCCAATGAACCAAGACGTTCTAGATTGGAAGAATAAGTTAACAAAACAAGAGAAGCACTTCCTCACTCAGATCTTTAGATTGTTTACACAATCGGATGTGGATGTTGCTGGTGCATATGCTAACAAGTACATTCCTTTGTTTCCAAAGCCAGAAATCCGAATGATGTTGTTGAGCTTCGCTGCTCGTGAAGCCATTCATATTCAAGCATATAGTCATTTGATTGATACTCTTGGTATGCCAGAAACGACATACAAGGCATTCATGGAATATGAGGCAATGAAGGAGAAGCATGACTTCATTGAGGAGTTCATGGGTACTGATGAGAAGATGATTGTTCAGCAGATTGCTGCTTTCTCTGCCTTCACGGAAGGGATGCAGTTGTTCAGCTCGTTCATTATGCTATTGAATTTTACTCGCTATAACAAGATGAATGGTATGGGACAGATCATTGCCTGGTCAATCAAAGATGAGTCAGTCCACGTTGAAGGAATGACATGGCTGTTTAAGGAGTTCTTGAAGGAGCATCGCGAGATTTGGACAGACGAACTTAAGAGCCAGCTATATACCATTGCTGAGAAGATGGTAGAGCTGGAAGACAAGTTCATTGATCTTGCTTTTGAGACTGGTGGGGTTGAGGGATTGACGATTGAAGAAGTGAAACAGTACATCCGTTACATTGCAGATCGTCGCTTGATTGGATTGGGTATGAAAGGGATCTTTAAAGTGAAGAACAATCCTCTACCATGGGTTGAGGAGATTCTTAACGCTCCAGAACATGCTAACTTTTTTGAGCAACGTGCAACAGCATATTCGAAAGGATCTTTAACAGGATCCTGGGGTAATGTTTGGAGGTAATGTGGACGCATACGACTTGTATCACGAAATACAACAACTTTGGGCTGATCACTCAGATAAATCTAGTGGTAGTCTGCATAAGACATATATACACATGCCAGCTATTGTCTGGACACCAGAAGGGTTCAGAGAAGTTGTTAAACTTAAATGGAATCCAGAGCTTAAAGCAATAGAGTTGATCTTAGATACGGAGTAATATGCAAATCACCCCTGAATATGTTGAATTGATATCTGAACTTGCACAAGAGGTGGAAGCAGAAGACCCTATTGATTGGGGCATGCTTGCCATCTCTGAGGAAGAGACGTATCGATTGATGACTTTAAATGTGCTAGAAATGTTTAAAGATAAATATAATGAACCTAATTTTAATGAGATTATGTTTGCCACGGTAGTAAAGCTCGTGGTTGAAAATTTTACACTCAATCTAAAAATAAGAGGGTAGTAATGGTTGTAAAACAATTCGAGTGCGAACATTGCGGTGCTGAAGGCAAAATAACAGTGAAAGGAACAGATTATGAATATCAAGATATCGTTTGCTGCCCTGTATGTGGGTCAGATATATACGATGAAGAAGACGAAATCGACGACGAATAATGTGGTTATATCAAAACCAACCTGTAGAGGAAATAGATCCTAAATATACAGCCTTTGTTTATCTGATAACTAATCTGGTTAATGGTAAACAATATATTGGTTTGAAACTTACAAAATTTGCCAAGACTAAACAAGTCAAAGGCAAGAAAAAAAGATATAAAGTAGAATCGGACTGGAGAGAATACTGGTCCTCTTCCGAAGAATTAAAACAAGAAGTGGAGAAGCTTGGAGAGGAATCATTCAAGCGTGAAATTTTATATTTTTGTTTAAACAAAGGAACTGCAAACTACCTTGAAGCTCGCGAACAGTTTGATAGGCGAGTGTTAGAACATCCAGATAAGTGGTACAATTCAATCGTGAATTGTAGGGTCCACAGAAATCATATCAGATCGTTGATATCTCCTTAAAGCAGCAAGCCTCATTTTGGCTTTTGTTTCTTCTGAGTGAGGTTTACGAGGTGCATTTTTTTGTTTGAGCCTAGTCTCAGCTGATCGTACTTTACCTGTGTTGTAGTGGGGTGTATCAGACGGCCATTTTGACCCAGCTCTTTGCTTATTTCTTTCGGCTAGATCGGGTCGTGGTTTCCCCCATCGAGGGTGGTTTTCTCCCGAAACGCCTGTAAGACCGTCGCCACCATCAGTTCTATTGTGGAGAATTCCAGACCCTTGGTCTTTTCTGCCCCACCACCTGATCATACGACGTTCTATTGCTAGTGCGCCAATTTCAGATAAGTTTGATTCTAAAATAATAATTTTAGTGTGATCTTTGGGGACTGAGACGCTGTGATGACGTTGGAATCTGCGCTTGCCTTTGCCTTTACCAATATAATATGGTGTTCCAGCCTTAGCTGTTGATGAATTTTTTGATCGAATGTAAGCATATACATAATAAATATCCATGCTGACGTCTCCTAGATAGATGTTAGAGTAGGTGGATATCCCCATATCGCGACCTACCTTTATTTATAAGGATTTGTGTTTTGACTTACTTACTTTTACTATGCGCACTCGCGTTGTCGGGTGTTGCAGCATTCTATGCCATTTTTGGATTAGTTGCTATTTTTGCAGCTGCTCCAATACCAATCATAGTGATGGGGTCTCTCTTAGAGTCCTCTAAACTTGTTGTCGCTTCATGGTTGTATAGGAATTGGAGACCAGCTCCTTTCTTGTTGAAATCGTATTTGACACTAGCGTTGATTGTGTTAATGTTTTTGACATCAATGGGGATTTTTGGATTCTTGTCAAAAGCTCATATCGAACAAGGCACTCCAACAGGAGACATTGCAGCTAATGTAGCGTTGATCGATGAAAAAATTAAAACCGAAAGGGAGAATATAGATGCAGCTCGTAAAGCAATTACTCAACTGGATGCGCAAGTTGATAAGTTCACGCAACTTGGAAACGTCACCCGAAGTGTCCAAGCCAGACAACAGCAACAAAAAGAACGAGGAATCCTCCTCGATCAAATCCAGTCCAGTCAATCCACCATTGCCAAGCTCAACGAAGAAAAGTCCGTCCAGTCAGCCTCGCTCCGCAAAGTCGAAGCCGAAGTCGGACCAATCAAATACATCGCAGCTCTCATCTACGGCGACGAAGCCACGTCGGACACGGCGCTCCTCGAAAAAGCAGTCCGTTGGGTTACCATCCTAATTGTAGCAGTATTCGATCCGTTAGCTGTTCTCATGTTGATAGCAGCTAACTGGTCACTTGCACAAAATAAAAGCAAACAATCTCCTCCTGTAGAACGGACTATTCCTTCTACTATCCCAAAACAAACAAATGTGGTCTTGAAGAAAAAAATTGTTGAGAAAACGGAGCCCACAGTGACTCCAGAATCTGAACAGTCTGCTCCTGTAGAGAGTTCTAAAGACGTAAAAGAGCATCCTGCCTTCGAACCAGGCGATCAGTATTGGAAATCCAGACCAAAAAAGAAGTATTGACTTAATACGTTAATTGGTATAAGATTGACGTATGAAAACATTTAATTTTTGGTTGAAGTGGACAGCAACTGTCCTCCTGGTGATATTTGCCATACTTACCAGTTTAGACATTACTCCATTGAACATTTGGATTGCAAATGTGGCCACCTTGTTGTGGCTAATTTGGTCAATTCGAATTCGTGAGCTAAGTCTTGTAGTGGTAAATATGACTTTATTTTTAGTGTATTTTGTAGGATTATTCGTATAGGAGAAGTATATGGGTATGTCATTCGATCTTCAACAAGAGCTCAAAGATGTTAAGCGTATCATGAAGTTACGACAAATTGAAGAGGAACTCCGAAGACGAATGGATGAAGAAATAGGTGATTATGAGTACAGGCAGGATGATTTGAGGGACATAAGTCCAATAGAATATAGAAAGGAGTGAAATACATTATGGAATCAACAGATCTTAAATTTACAAAAGAGTACATTCAAGGATTGTTACATGACCGAAACGTCGAAAATTTGTGTATTACTTTCACCAAAGCAGACGGTACAGACCGTACCATGCACTGCACACTCATTGAAGACCACATCCCAGCTGAGAAAAAGCCTAAAGGGACAGGTCGCAGCACTACTGATACCACGCAAAGAGTGTTCGACCTTGACATCCAGGAATGGAGATCTTTTAAACTCGACTCAGTGAAAGAAGTAAAATTTAGTATTAGTAGTACAAATGAAATTTAAACAATGGAGTGTGAAAATGACTATTAGTTCCCCAGCCGACCGCAAAAAGATTAAAGATGCATTGCAAGAGATTAGCAATAGTATGACTCGGATTGAATCCGAACGTGATCTTATTAAAGATATCAAAGCAGACTTGTTTGAGGAATTTAAGGACAACCTTTCCAAGAAACAGATTGCTAAGATGGCACGTGTGTATCACAAACAGAACTTCCAAGAAGAAGTAGCCAACCACGAACAGTTTGAAATGCTCTATGAAGAGATCACTGGCCAAAAAGGCGAGTGACAAGCTGTTGACATAAATTCCAGACTATATTATAATAGATATTCTTTGAATGGAGATCCATTATGGCAGTTAAACGTAAAATGAGTCTGGAAGAGTCAATGACAAAACTCCGAGGTGATGAGCCTCGGGTTTCTAAAGACAACTATCGAGTAGACCTTGTTAAAGCTCTTAATTGGTACAATGCTAATTGGGAAGAAAAGGACTACCGTAAAGCAGCTGAGGTGTACATCAAAAAGATGGGGTTGAAGGAGTATACACAACCTCTTTCAAAAGCATCATTCATCGAGATCCGACCAGTTGGTGTAATTGGTCGTCTTGTTCTCACTGAACAGCATGTTGAGCTAAGTGAAGTTGAGCGTGTTATGATTAGTCTTGAGAAAATTAAGAAAGCTCATTCCAAAACAAAAGTGGCAGAGCCTGCTGTCATCAATGCTGCTATTCCCACTCCTATATCAATTCAAGATCGAATGCTTGAAGCAGCTCGTACACATGCAGCAGAGTTTGATGCAGCTATCGATGAGTACGCAACTACCAAAGGTACAACGTTTGTTGCTAAGAACTATCTTGCATCTAATCAAGTGTCGGGTGCTGTTGCTAAGAAGATAGGTGAATTCTACAAGCCCATGATCAAAGAACTTACGGAAGTCCAACAAGGCAAAGACGATCAGCTAAAAGAAGGATATTCTAACTTCGGTCGGATTGAGCTTCGTCGATTCATTGCATTCATTCAGTCGATTATTGATGACTGTACCCAACAGACGGTATCTGCTAAAGCTCAACGCAAGCCTCGTGCTCGTAAGGCTAAGCCAGCATCCGTAGTTGTGAAGAAGATGAAGTATATGCGTGAGTATCCTGAGTTGAAATTGAAGTCGATTGATCCAGCTAAGATCATTGGATCCACAGAGCTTTGGGTGTATGTGCCAGAGAAACGAAAGCTGATTGTATATCGTGGAGCGGATGGTGGATACCTCAGTGTTAGTGGTATGTCTATCTCTAACTATGATACTAAGACGTCTGAAGTGAAAACGCTACGTAAGCCAGAAGAGTTCTTCAAAGGACTCACATCGATGGGCAAGCGTGCAATGGCAAATGCTTGGAAGGCAGTTCGCGCAAAGGTCTCAAGTCCTCGAGCTCGGATTACTGAAGAGATGGTTCTTCTAGCTGTTAACTGAAAAGGTGACTAAAATTATTATCCTAGACTACAGCCAAGTGGCACTATCCAACATCTTTCAATTCCAAGCAGACCTGAAGAAGGAAGCAAACAATCCGGAAGCTGTGAATATTATTCGTCATGCTATCCTTACTGGGCTCAAATTCTACAAGAAGAAGTTTGGTCAACAGTATGGTGATATCATTCTTGCATGTGACGGTAAGCAGTACTGGAGAAAGGACATCTTCCCTTACTACAAAGCTGGCCGAAGCAAAGCTCGTTCGCAGTCCGATCTCGATTGGAAACTGATCTTTGATACCATCTCCCAGATAAGGGAGGATATTGCAGCTCACTTTCCTTACAAGGTGATTCATCTCGACCATATTGAGGCAGATGACATTGTAGCTACTATTTGTAAGTGGTCACAAACAAACCATCTAGAGGACTACTTCTTTTTTGAACAGAAGCAGCCAATCATGATAGTATCGTCTGATGGTGACTTTAAACAGCTTCACAAGTATGATAATGTAAAGCAGTATAGTCCAATCCAAAAGAAGATGGTACAATGTGATGATCCAATAGCATACCTTGCTGAGCATATTGCAAAGGGTGATTCGGGGGATGGTATTCCAAATATATTGTCAAGAGATGATGCACTGGTGACAGAGGGAACACGTCAAAGCAAAATGACAAGTAAAAGACTTGCAGATTTTATCGCCCGTGGTCGAGATGCCTGCATCAATGATGAGGAACGACGTAATTGGGATCGCAATACGTCGCTGGTTGATTTATCAGCAATACCTCACCAAGTAGAGCAGTCCGTAATAAATTGTTTTATTAACAATACTCCAAAGGGCGATAAAATGAGCGTGATGAATTATTTAATTAAATATCGCTGTAGATTGCTCCTCAACGACCTTGATGATTTTTAAGAAGGTATTGTAATCAAGCGAGTGATTTTTGCAAAATATGGTTCGCTTTAGTTTTGAGGATATATAGCAATCATATATGTGTTTGTACAACTCACCACGAGTTTGTTTTTTGCAATTGGGAAATTTTGCAGAAAGTTTAGTAATGCTAATTTTATTGCCGTTGGTGCCTATTCCAATAAGATCGCCAGAAACAACTCTTGGATCTTGTGGTGATGTGAAGATATTATTACCGTTTTTATCCTTAAAGGTAGTTCTGCTATCTCCATATCTACCATTTTTCATACCCTTTACTTTGTGACCTTGTCCATACATAGGATTACATACACCCGAAACATCGTGTCCAGCATATCCATTAATTTGAGCAATTGCTTGGTTGATATATAAAGGAGACTTTATTACATTTAGTGTTTTTTGAATATAATTTTCTTTCGCAAGAGCTTCTTTGCGGTTTGTATGTTTAGATATTATTTGTGTTTTGAATAGATGGGGGTTGATACGTAACTCGGTTTTCCATATATCGGAGTACTTTTTGGACAACACAGAACCGTGATATCCTTTAGTTATTCTATCAATACTGGAAGATCCGATGTAGAAGGGAGGGAGTTTATTTCCACGATATGTTGTGAGATAAACACAGTAAATAAAGTTGCTGTCCATGTTGTTTTCCTATAAAATAACTGATAAATGGGTAGTGTAGGTGGGAGTTACAGCTCCGCGACCTACTCCTATTTATAATAAAAGGAATTTTAATGGCAAAATATGTAACAGAGGTGTTGAAAGAAATCAATGACAATCCGTCATTGCTTCAGACTACCTACAAAAAGAACGAGGATCTTCAGGGAAGTCCTCTGCACGTGATCTTCTGGTGTGCATTCACGGCTGCTGGTAAGTTTAGGCTTCCAGATGGAACGCCACCATTCAAAGAAGCTGCAGAGCCTCTTGGAATGACTCCAGCTAGGTTTATTTCTGAGACTAAGAAATTCCAAAACTTCTGCAGAGAAGATATCAGTGCTGTTCGACGTGAGACGATGTTTATTCAACTGCTTGAAGGTTTACATCCGGATGAGTGCAAGATTCTAATTGCAATTAAGGATCAGAAGCTGACGGATCTCTATCCTAACATTACAAGGCAAGCAGTTGCAGATGCTGGATACATTCCTCAGCTCTCTAAGGATGAACTCAAAGCGGAGGAGGTTGAAGTAAAAAAATCCGCAGGGTCCAGGGGCAGACCTCGCAAGTCCCAAAGCCCCCGAGTAGTCCTGTAAGAGAGCGTTGGAAATTTAACTGGGCTCAGAAATTAGCGAAAAGGATATTTAGATTATGAGTAGGTTTTATAAACGTGAAAGTATCTTCGCCGAACTCAAACCATTTTGTCACCACGCAGGTGATAATGACTATATTGAGATTACCGACTGGTATAACGGCGAAGGATATGATATCATTATTTCTAGCAAGAATAGACAAGAGAGAGTTTCATTAACGGAAGGTGAGTACCAAGCTCTTGTGCACTTGATAAATGCTCCTCGACATGAAGACTAAATGGATCGACGCTTTTATGGATGTAGCCGAGCGTTTTGCTCAGCTCTCCTCATCGCGCCGATTGAGAGTAGGTGCAGTTGTGGTAAAAGACAACCGTATCATATCCATTGGGTATAACAATCCACCTTCAGGTTGGGATAACAACTGTGAAAACGAAATCGTTAACGATGATGGTTCAATTACATTGAGGACAAAAGATGAAACAATCCATGCTGAAGCTAACGCTATATCAAAACTTGCCCGTTCTAGTGACGGAGGTGATGGTGCCTATTTATTTTGTACTCATGCTCCTTGTATTGAATGTGCTAAACTAATATATGGAGCAGGAATACGAAGAGTGTTTTATCGCGATGTGTACAAGAACGATAACGGTGTGGACTTCCTAAAGAGGTGTGAGGTCGACATCGAGCAGTATACATCGCAGTACTATCCCGACAAAAATTGTGGTAAATAATCGGTTGACTTTTATAGTAAACAGGTATATAATGATCTTGTTGTTTGAAGAAATGCTCTGTTCGATTCCGGCCCCTTTTGCGGGCGACGGATTTGAGGTAAAGGCATAGTGTGTTTCAATATGGTGTTGTAAATAAGCAACTGTTGTAAAAATACAACTTGACTATATTCAGACTTAGTTGTATAATGTAGTTATAGTGAAACAACAGGGAGCGAGAGATGTTTAACCCAACATATGATCAAGTTAAAGTAGGTGACCGTTTCGGTAGTGATACTCAACTTACTTCCGGAAACGGTTATTTCTACTATATCAGTACTGTATTGAAAGTTGATCCTGTCAGTACACGCTTTGGCAATCCTGACCGTATTGTTCGTGTTCGTATAGAGACCAACACAGGAACAGTCGTTGATGCCAATAAGCCAATGTGGGTTAGCCAATTGCTTCAGGGTTTGGTCTAGCATTTTTTGGTTGACATCTAGCGATTTTGGCTGTATAATTGACACATACACTAGCAAAACAGGAGCGAAAGATGCTTACAGTAAATCAAACTACCCGTAGCTATTCCGGTAAACCAGGCTGCATGTGCGGCTGCAACGGTACCTACAACGAAGGCGAACGTGCCCGCAAGATGGCTATCACTGCCCTGCTTAAGGATCCAAACGTAAAGTTTGACGCTCGGGCAGATGATGCAGAAGGCTGCTTATACGTTGTAACTGCTACCCGCAACCGTGTGCTGTATTTGAACAAAGCAGGCGTTATCGCTGCTCGTGCAATGGGCATGAAGGAGGAAGCATGATCACTGCTGATTATAACGTAACAGGTGATAGTGATCTATCAGACTGGTGACCTCAAAACACTAGTCAATATGGTAACACCGAAACTTGATGTGGTGTAAAATCTAGATCAAGCGGATAAGAGTTTAAGGTATATGGGCGGGTGCGCCTGTATGCTACTCGGTGTTTACCATATTGAAGCACATTTGACCAAGATCCTGCTGTTGTGCCGGATTTGCCGGGCAAGGGTAGAGGAAAGTTGAGTGTGTTTCAATATGGTAACAAGGTTCGAAACTTGTCCTTCCGGTGGTGGAAATTTACCTTTTAGGGAAAAACCGGTGCCATACGGAGTGCCGACTGTTCCGTTAAAGGGTAGTACAATTGTACTACCGGTAGTACAATGTATGAGCCCCAGTCGGGCTATATTGAAGCACATTCAGACCAAGCGCATTGGTTCGTTGGATACAGCTCTGAGTCTCGGGGTGGCAGGTTCGATTCCTGTAAGTGCCTGATCAGCACCGAGTGTGTTTCAATATAGCAGTGCCTGATCTTAGGCAGGTTTAGGCCTAAGAGTCCTTTCCCAAGGATCACCTGCTCTAGAAGGCAGGGCCGATGAGGATCTTTGCCTGACCACAGGTGCAGATTGACGGGAAATTGGGAAGCAGTCGTGAGCAGTGGGAGATCGTTAAGATCGATATGAGTAATCATATTGAAGCACATTTAAGGAACAAGCATCTGGTGATGCGATGTACTAAACGCCTAGTACATAGAGACGGATCATAACCGGCCTTGGCGACAGTGTGCTTCAATATGGTTAGTAGTAGAGGATGTGATTGAAACAGGTGTACTAGTCATACACAATGTCATGATCGGGTTCTACGAAGTCCCGACAATAGCCCTGACCGGTAACGATAGGGACACCATATTGAAGCGTATTGGTGCAGTTGGATTAAGTTCCAAAGTTAAATGCGTACATCCAGTCAGCCAGTATGTTTCAATATAATGCAGTTGACAAGAGGAATGTTCTATGCTACCATATTATCTCTTTATTGCAGTCTGTATTACAGTGTTTAGTTGGGTTGTGACTCTAATGATGTTGATTGAATAGTTCTTAGTATTCCAGAATAATCCTTATTCTGTTATAGTAATATGGATAGTTATCGCAATTTAAGAACAATTATAGTTCCTACAACCGTAGGATAAGTAGTTGAATTTGCTGTGTTGTTATGGAAAATTCCTGTGATCGCAGGATAGTGAATCTCTGAGTGGTTACATGAGCGCATACTTGTAATCAGGAGTTGGTCGAAGCCAAATACTCTTTGGACGCATAGAGAATAAGGTTAGCTGTTAAAATCAAACGATGTACGGTGAAGGCATCTATAACATGACAACACAGCAAATTCAAACTACCGCGGGGTACGTCAGTAAGTGCCCAAGGCGGACAAGGGTACGAAAAACTGGTAGAGGCAAGAGATAATTTCAGAAATTTGCTAATGTCCACTGCAGAACATTATCGCATTATTGAGCACGTAGAAGAGGAACCAGATTAACCAGTTGACTTTACACAAATGAGCATATATAATAATCGAACAATATGAGAGCACATTTGTTAAGAATTTTCAATAGCCTCCATATGGAGGCTATTTTGTTTTAGGACCCGTAGTTCAATTGGTTAGAGCACTGCCCTGTCACGGCAGAAGTTGCGAGTTCGAGTCTCGTCGGGTCCGCCAAATAGTACGCCCCTTTAGCTCAGCGGTTAGAGCAGCGGACTCATAATCCGTTGGTCGCTGGTTCAAATCCAGCAGGGGGCACCACGCTGGCCGTAGTACAATGGATAGTACACATGACTTCTAATCTTGTGATCCAGGTTCGATTCCTGGCGGCCGGGCCAGTTAGCATTGTTGAGAGTCCTAGGGCAAAATGCCTAACCAGCAGCCAGACTGTCGTGGTGAAATACGATCCTGCATATTACTCACTCTCATTCGGAGAATAGAACTGTGGTGGTTCTAGAGGTATGTCAGGAGACCTCTCGTTTAGGTCTTAAAAGGATATGACAGTACTCTCACCAATGCTAAATAGAAACATGCCGGTGTAGCTCAGTTGGTAGAGCAGCGCATTTGTAATGCGAAGGTCACGGGTTCGACCCCTGTTACCGGCACCAAATTTAACTCCGTATGGCGTAATCAGGTAGCGTGGTGCGTTTGGGGCGCAGCGGTCTAGGTTCAAATCCTAGTACGGAGACCACTAATTTATTATGGAGAAGCATAATGCCTGCTGTATGGCTTGTTAGCGATACGCATTTTGGTCATGCTGGTGTATGCCGATTCTTAAGAGATGATGGATCAAAGCTCCGTCCTTGGGATGATCCAGCAGAGATGGATGAAGAAATGATCAAACGCTGGAACGATCGTGTGCGTCCCAACGACAAAGTGTATCATCTTGGCGATGTAGTAATTAACCGTAAGGCATTATCTACACTCACTCGCTTGAACGGTGACAAGGTTCTGATTCGTGGTAACCATGACATCTTCCGTGATGAGGAGTACAGACAATACTTTCGTGAGCTTCGTGCATATCATGTTATGAACGGAATGATTCTTAGTCATATTCCCATCCATCCAGAAAGTCTTGGCCGGTTTGGAACAAACATTCACGGGCATCTCCATGCCAATCGAGTTAAGATTGACAAAGTTATCGATACACGGTATCATTGTGTATGTGTTGAACAGACAGACTTTGCTCCAATTCTTTTCGAGGAAGTAATCAAACGAATTGAAGCGGAAGGTGGTCAGATTGGTTTTAAGAATGGTAATGGACCATCAATGTAATGCGGGATTAACTCAGGGGTAGAGTGTCAGCCTTCCAAGCTGTTCGTCACCGGTTCGAATCCGGTATCCCGCTCCAAGTTTATTGCACATTTTATTTGTTGCAAGTTAAAGTAAAATGTGCGATACTGTAAGGGTACCAATTGGGTACATTTTAATATTAGGAGAAATTGAAACATGAGTATGAAGCAGAAAATTTTTGAAGCGCTTGTTCAAGAAGGCAAACAGAAGACTGCAGCACAGCTAGCAGCACAGTTGGGCACAACCCGCAAGACTGTTGCAGCTCGCATTAGTGAGATTCGCGATGAAGGTTATGTTATTTACTCCAATCGTGAAGTCGACACTAAAGGTCGTGTAAAGTATTTCTATCGCCACAGCACCCCAACCCGCACTATGCTCCGTGCAGGTCGTGTAATGCTTAAAGCACTTGGTGTTGTAGGACAGCGTTAATTCAAAACGGGGGGTGCAACGCCCCCCACCTTTTTAGACATCTCGCAAAATTATACAATAAAAGAGATTCGTTATTTTTCTTGTACTAAATAGTTTTGGATCATAGTTGAGCGGGAGCCAAGATGTCGATTTCCAATTTGTTTAAAAAGAACTTCGAGAAAACCATCAGCAAGTCAATGACTGTTGATGAGTATCTTGATTTGTGTAAAAAAGATAAGATGATGTACGCTTCTGCAGCAGAGCGCATGGTTGCTGCAATTGGTGAACCGGAATTGGTTGACACCAGCAAAGATGCTCGTCTAAGCAGGATCTTTTCAAACAGAACGCTTCGCGTCTATCCTGCATTCAAAGAATTTTACGGAATGGAAGATGCCATCGAGCGCATTGTTGGTTACTTCCGACATGCTGCTCAAGGGCTTGAAGAGCGTAAGCAAATTCTGTATCTTCTTGGACCAGTTGGAGGAGGCAAAAGCTCTCTGGCTGAGAAGTTGAAAGAATTAATGGAAGTAAATCCCATTTACGCATTAGCATTCCAGCACGCTGATGGTACTATTGAGATAAGTCCAGTGTTTGAAAGTCCTCTTGGCTTGTTTTCTTCGCCTGAGTATGTTGAGGTGTTGGAAAAGAAGTATCACATCGATCGTCGTTACTTGAATACGATTATGAGTCCATGGGCTCTAAAGCGATTGAAGCAATCAGGTGGTGACATCGATCAGTTTCGCGTTGTTCGTCTGCAACCAAGTAAGCTGGAACAGATTGGTGTGATGAAAACAGAACCAGGCGATGAGAATAATCAAGACATTTCCACTCTTGTTGGAAAAGTAGACATTCGCAAACTAGAAAAGTTTAGCCAAAACGATACAGATGCATACAGCTATTCTGGAGGACTCTGCCGTGCTAACCAAGGTCTGCTTGAATTTGTTGAAATGTTTAAAGCACCTATTAAGGTTCTTCATCCTCTACTCACCGCTACCCAAGAGGGCAACTACACAGGAACAGAAGCTATTTCTGCAATACCCTTCCAAGGTATCGTGTTGGCGCACTCGAATGAGAGCGAGTGGCAGACATTCCGCAACAACAAGAACAACGAAGCATTCCTAGATCGTATTTGCGTCATCAAGGTTCCATATTGTTTGCGTGTTGATGAAGAGCAGAAAATCTATCAAAAAATGATCAAGAGCTCTGGTCTCACAGAAGCTCCTTGTGCACCTCAGACGCTCGAGATGCTTGCTCAATTTAGTGTCCTCACTCGTTTGAAAGATCATGAAAATAGTACGTTGTATAGCAAGATGCGAGTGTACAACGGCGAGAACATCAAAGAGTCTGATCCAAAAGCTAAGTCAATTCAAGAGTATCGTGATGTAGCTGGTGTTGATGAAGGAATGGAAGGAATCTCTACTCGATTTGCATATAAGATTCTTTCACAGACATTTAACTTCACTCCAGAAGAGATTGCTGCTGATCCAGTTCATCTGATGTACGTTCTCGAGAATGCAATTAAGCGTGAACAGTTTGGTGGTGAGAAAGAGCAGGAGCTGTTATCTCTCATCAAGGGTGAACTTGCAACTCGATATGCTGAGTTCTTGGGTAATGAAGTTCAGAAAGCATACTTGGAATCGTATTCCGAATATGGCCAGAATTTGTTTGATCGCTACGTTGAGTACGCTGATGCCTGGATTCAGGATGTTGAGTTTAAGGATCCAGACACTGGTCTCTTGATGGATCGTTCTTTGTTGAATGATGAGCTTGAGAAGATTGAAAAGCCAGCTGGAATTGCTAATCCAAAAGACTTCCGTAATGAGATCGTAAACTTCTGTTTGCGTGCGCGCGCTAAGCCTGAGAACAATGGTAACAACCCAACATGGACCAGCTACAGTATTCTTCGAGATGTAATCGAGAAGAAGATGTTTAGCCAGGTAGAGGACTTGTTGCCTGTTATCTCTTTTGATAGCAAGAAAGATAAAGACCTGGAAAAGAAACACAATGACTTTATTTCGCGGATGGAGCAGCGTGGATATACACCGAGACAGATTCGCCGTCTCGTTGAGTGGTATATGCGTGTACGTAAATCAGCGTAGGTGTAATCATGTCAACGATCATCGATCGACGTCTCAATCCACGAGATAAAACTATCAAGAACCGTCAGCGCTTTATTGAACGTAGTAAAGAGCAGATTAAGAGAGTTGTTAAGAAGGCTATTGATGGTGGTAATATTGCTGACATTCAGAACAATAAAATACGTGTTCGGGTGAAAGGTATCGGAGAACCTCAGTTTCAAGTAGATCCAAAGACTGGTGATAAGAAATATGTCATGCCAGGCAATAAGGAATACATCGAAGGTGATACTGAGGATAAACCTCCTCAAGGGGGAGGGAGACGAGGGACAAAAGGCGGTACTGGCGTAGATGCCGAGGATGAGTTTGAGTTCATCCTTAGTAAGGATGAGTTCATCGATTTCATTTTCGAAGATCTTGAGCTTCCTGACCTCGTCAAAAAGCAAATTAAAGATGTTACCAAAACGCAAATGAAACGAGCGGGATATACTAACACGGGCAACCCATCTCAACTGGATGTTGTTAGATCGTTGAAAAATAGTATGGGTAGGCGTACTGGACTTCATAGACCAAAGAATGAAGAAATCGAGGAGCTTGAAAAGAAGATTGATCAGGCAATCATCGATAAGGATGCTGAGCTTGTACAAAAGCTAAAAATTGAACTGGATGAACTGAAAAGAAAACAAGTAGCAATTCCTTGGCTAGATCCTTTTGATGTTCGCTATCGCAACTTCACACAAGTGCCTAAACCAACAACCAAAGCTGTGATGTTTTGTTTGATGGATGTATCAGCCTCGATGGGACAAAGAGAGAAAGATCTTGCAAAAAGATTCTTTTTTCTATTACATATGTTCCTTCATCGTAAGTATGAGAAAGTAGATATTGTATTCATTCGTCACCACGAAGAAGCTGATGAGGTAGATGAGGAAGAATTCTTCTACGGTCAACGATCTGGTGGAACAATTGTTTCATCTGCTCTTAAGCTAACAAAAGAGATCATCGAGCGTAGATATCCATCTAACGACTGGAACATCTACATTGCTCAGTCATCTGATGGTGATAACTATAGTGATGATTCGGAGGAAGCGACAAAAACAATCACAGAGTTGATGCCTTTGACACAATACTTCGCTTACATTGAAATTGGTAGAGTGTACCAACTTGGTTCAGACACAAATACAGACCTTTGGGAGTCATATAGTCCTGTTGCTGACGAATTTAAACACCTTGCTATGAGGACAGTGTTTTATACAGAAGATATCTGGAAAGTGTTTAAATCCTTATTTGCAAAGGAATCCGTATGATCTCAAAGCTGTTATTTGACACAAACGATTGGACGTTCGATCGGTTGAGGATTGCTGAAGATGCAATTCGCGAGATTGCACTTGAAGAATTGCATCTTGATGTGTATCCTAATCAGATTGAGATTATTGGTAGTGATCAGATGCTTGACGCATACTCAAGTCACGGTCTTCCTTTAATGTACACCCATTGGAGTTTCGGAAAGCATTTCTTGAGGGATATGTACGGCTACAGGAAAGGACATTCTGGCCTTGCATATGAGATTGTAATTAACAGTTCACCTTGCATTTCATATCTCATGGAAGAGAATTCTATGACGATGCAGGCTCTTGTGATTGCTCATGCAGCCTATGGCCACAATCACTTCTTTAAGAACAACTATTTGTTTCGTCAATGGACGGATGCAGAATCAATTGTTGACTACCTGCAGTTTGCTAAAAACTATATTGCAAAGTGTGAAGAGTCATACGGTGTACAGGAAGTTGAGCTTACGTTAGACGCTTGCCACGCGTTGATGATGTATGGTGTGGATCGTTATAAACGACCAACAAAATTGAGTAAGAAAAAAGAACAGGAGATGCAGAAGGAGCGTGAAGAGTACGTCCAAAAGATGGCTAACGACCTTTGGAGAACCTTGCCGCCTTCCGGTAAGATTGAGGTAGATGATGAAGACGATGACGTCTTCCCTAAAGAACCTCAAGAAAACATTCTCTACTTCATCGAAAAGAATAGTCCTGTTTTAGAGTCATGGCAAAGAGAGATTGTAAGGATTGTTCGTAAACTCTCGCAATATTTCTACCCTCAGTATCAAACTAAGCTGATGAATGAAGGGTTTGCTTCCTTTACTCACTACTATATTATGAATAGGCTATGGGAGAAGGGTCAGTTATCAGATGGTCAATATATGGAGTTCATTCATAGCCACAGTTCCGTGCTGAGACAACTACCTCACGATCACAAGTACTACTCTGGATTCAATCCATACGCTCTTGGGTTTGATATGTTTACAGACATCAAAAGAATATGCGAGAATCCGACAAAGGAAGATGAAGAGTACTTCCCACATATGGCAGGGCAGCCTTGGTTACCAACAGTCTTAGATGCAGTAAAGAATTATCGAGATGAAAGCTTTGTTGCGCAATTCCTAAGTCCAGCAATCATACGCAAATGGAAGTTGTTTGAAATTACCAACAATGAGCATGATGATTATGTCACAATATCTGGCATACAAGATAAAAGAGGGTATGATTCGATTAGACGCACACTAAGTGCACAGTATAGTCTCTCAAGGTTTGTTCCAGATATTCAAGTTGTGAATGCAAACCTCAAGACCACAAGAAGATTAGTGTTGAGATACACCCCAAGAAATGATGAAAAATTAACGGACAAGAAATTGGAAGTCATCCACTATCTTGAGTATCTTTGGGGGTACAAAGTAGAACTTGAAGAAGAGGGAGTGGAACCCGAAGAACCCCAAATAACCATTAATTTAAGTGGATATTTTGCCAACATTATTATATAATTAGTACTTCGCGAGTGTGGTGAAATAGGCAAACACAGTGGGCTTAAAACCCACCGACTGTAAAAGGTCTTGCCGGTTCAAGTCCGGCCACTCGCACCAATCATTCTTATAAATAAAAATACTCACTCTAGGAAAAGCCATGCGCAAATACTTTCTAGGGCTTTTATTTGTTCCATTGATGGCTTTTGCCCAGCCCTCTGTACAGCATGTTAAGATGAGCGCTATCTGCTCTTCAACAGAAGATGTGACCAAATGGATAGAATCCTACGGTGAAATGAAGTTGTGGTCTGCTGTTGAAAGTGCTACAATAGTCGTATCTCTTTGGCAAAACTTAGAGACAAAGTCGTATACAGTAACAAAGACAGAAATAGTAAAAGGAATTATGTGCGTCATCAGTATGGGTGGTACACCAAAGCAGTCATAGATTATGATCGTACGAAGTTGATCCAAAGGTATCCTGGACGTGGGTGCGAATCCCACCATCTCCACCAAAATAGACTTTATGAAATATATAAAATTATTCTTTAGATGTGTTTGGGTGTTTGTATTGTTGCTAGCCGCATCAATTATATTGATCCCACTATTTGCCATTACATTTGGAGTAGTAAAAGGTTTATTTTGATGGGGATGACTAGATTCGACAGGGTAACAAGTAGAGATATGGACGATCCGGTAGGCGATGACCGTAAATCAAGCAAAAACTATAAACGCCAATGATGAGCGATTTGCTTTAGCTGCCTAGTGCATGCTGAGCTGGGGTTTTGCTAGCTGAACCTTATTACCCAATCAGCTAGTACTTTATTAACTATAGGAGATACTATGATTCGTAAAATGGCAATTGCAGTCGCACTTACCGCAGCAGCAACTACAGCATCCGCTTTGGAAGTTGGCGTAGTTGGTGGTGGCGCTACTGGATCCAATAATGGGGGTCTTGCTGGTGTGACTGTTGGAGAGAAGTGGGGTAAAGTGGGTCTAACAGCTGGTTATGCTCAGGCATGGCTTAGCCAAGGTGACCAGAACCGTTGGACTTTGGTTGGTTCATATGATGTCTACCAAAGCAAATCTTTTGTAATATCGGGTAAAGTTGGTTATGCTTATTTGAATCAGTCGAGGAATGAAGGTTCAGCAGGTCTTGTTGGCATTGGCGTAGAAATTCCTGTCAGCAAGAATGTTTCTCTCACCGCAGATTATGCATATCAATTCGCCCAGAATAGCCAGAACAACGCTAACGTGTTGACTGGTGGCGTCAAATATCGCTTTTAACAGCTAGGTTGGCAGACCCGTAAAACTGCCAACCTATTTTCCACAGGAAGAAAATAATGAAAAACTTAAAAGTTTCATTAGCGGTATTCTTGTCCTCTTTTTTAATATCGTTCACGTGCATTGTATATTTTTGGACACTACCACTATCAACGGCAACTGTTTACATTGTTGAACTTGCCAACCCACTCAAATCTTCTCTAAGAGAGAGGGAATACTATTACGAAGACTTGACTAAAGCTGACCGCCAACAAGTTGATTGCCTAGCAACCAATATGTACCATGAAGCTAAGAATCAAGGTTACTATGGTATGAAGGCTGTAGGATTAGTCACAATGAATCGTGCAGGACATCGTAACTTTCCTCCTACGGTATGTGAAGTTGTGTATCAGAAAAAGGCTAACGTCTGTCAATTCTCATGGTACTGCTCTAGGAAAGCGTTAGCCTTGGATACAAGCTCACAGGAGTATAGACTTGCACGTAGCATTGCTGTAAGATTGTATGCGCAACGGCACCAGGTTCTAGATTTTACTGGAGGCGCTTTGTTCTTCCATGCAGACTATGTAAATCCTCGTTGGAATAAAACAATGATCAAAACAGTCCAAATTGGCCGGCACATTTTTTATACTTTGTAGAATTTTTCTTATACATCAATAGGTTACCTGCTGTTGACCTTTAAGATAATTTATTTTATACTATCTTTACAGTGGACAAATAAGGAGCACCCAATGAATATTATTCGTGAAATGCGTGAAGCTGGTTTGACGAAAACTGAAATCGTTGGTGAATTTATTGCAGGGGCATCTATCATTGTACTGCCTGTTCTGATCTTGTTTGTTGGTTATGTGTTTGGAAAATAATTAGGAGCCTACAATGCGTAAAATATTAACCGCAGTACTGTTAGTAGCGACGACCTTAACAGCGGGATCTCCAGCCATGGCTTGGGGGGATCGTGAGCAGGGTGCGTTAATTGGTGCTGCAAGTGTAATTGGTATACAGCTGCTGGCAGGTGCTCTCGCACCTCCTGTGTACGCCCCACCACCAGTATATGCACCTCCTGTGTATGGTCCACCTGTAGGATATGGATATCCAGCATATCCAGTTATTCCCGCTCCAAGTTATCCTAGACCGATAGCTATTGTGCCTCCTGGAGTACCTCCTCCTGGAACACCATATAGTCCAAGATACAGAGCAGTGGATATGTACTTTCCTGATTGCAATTGTACAAGAACCGTGATGGTTCCAGATCGATGAGGTTGTTATGAAATTTCACAAAGACGGTTCACAGCCTCGTGAAAACGAGGTTTTTGTTTTCGGTTCAAACTTAGCAGGAATTCACGGTGCAGGTGCTGCTAAGCAAGCTCTGAGGTATGGTGCTCGGTACGGTCAAGGCGTTGGAGCTGCAGGTAGATCATATGCAATTCCAACTAAAGACCATGATGTTGCTACAATGAAGATCGAACACATCAAGCTATATATTGATAGGTTTATCAAGATCACCCACGAGTATCCTTCAGTTCATTTTTTTGTTACAAGGATCGGCTGTGGACTTGCTGGATATAAGGATCGTGATATTGCCCCACTCTTCAAAGGGTGTAACGATAACTGCAGTTTTGCAGAACAATGGAAACCTTATCTAACGGAGTATCAACTAAATGGCGTTGGTTTTGGCCCTCAATGAACAAGGAGTGCCTCATCATTGGGCGACGTGGCAAGAGGCTGTTACATACAAAGCTAAAAACTATGTCGTGTGGGAAATGGGGGAGTATGATTGGACAAAGTATGGCGGGACAAATCGTCTTACTGGAAAGCAATCGTCAATCACGTTTTCCTCCATCATGGCTGTTCGCGGAGATCACCGTCCTGCCTTTAAGACTCCATCGCTAACGAACTACAACTTGTTCGGAAGAGATCTACACGTTTGTGCATATTGTGGTGGTCACTTTTTATCATATCAGCTAACTAACGATCACATTGTTCCTAAATCACGAGGTGGTGAGCATAGCTGGATGAATTGTGTTACTGCTTGTAAAAGATGTAACCATCGTAAGGCGAATTCTCTTCTTGAAGAGACAGATATGAAACTTCTCTATGTGCCATATGTACCAACACGAGAGGAAGCAATGATACTCAAGAACAGAAATATCCTCGCAGATCAACTCCAGTTTCTTAAACAATCATTACCAGCTTACTCAAGGCTTCATTAACTAAGGACTAAATATGAAAATATTACTAGCCATGTTGGTGGTAGGATTGCTAGGTGGATGCGTTGCTTATCCAGCTGGATACTACTATGCTCCTTACACATACTATCCTCAACCCGCAGTTTATTACGCTCCTTACTACGCACCATACTATTACTACGTTAGATGAAACGACCTCCTGCCGCTTCAGAATTCAATGTTAGCGATCGAGTAGACTCAACACTACTTGAGAATCGTACGCATTTTCTTTCTGGAGAGATTGATGAGGAGAACATTGAAAAGTGCATCAAGTGGATTTTGTATGAGAATTTCAACGCAACCTCCATAAGACCACTTACTCTCTACATCAATTCGACAGGTGGCGATCTGTACTCTTCGTTTGCTTTAATTGACGTGATGAAACATAGTGTCCATCCAATCCACGTGATTGGTGTTGGATCTGTGATGAGTGCTGCCTTGTTGATATTTGCTTCAGGTGAGAAAGGTCACAGGTACGCAATGTCGCACACTAGTTTCATGTGTCACCAATACTCTGACGAGATGCAAGGGAAGCACCATGACTTGAAGGCGTCTATGGCTGAGGGTGAGCGATGCAATAGTAGAATGATTGACATCCTGCAACAAGCGACTGGTCTGGTTAGATCAAAGATCAAATCACAACTATTGCGGCCCTCTGATACCTATATGTCTGCTGAAGAAGCGCTAAAATTTAATATTGCAGATTCAATCATATGACTGACAAAGAAGCAATCGACCTCTACAATAATTTGATCAAAGAATTTGGTTCCGTACCAAACCCTATTCATCAGCCCAAAGCGTTTGCGTACTTCGTGAATTTCTATCGGTTTTTACAAACCCGAACACCACAAACTCCCCCGCAGACCTGACCTGTTGACGTTAATTTGTTTACTTGATACAATCAGTCATCAATTGAACAAAATTACACCATGAAACCGCATCCCCAAAGTATCTTTAAGGATTGGACTACGATAATTTTAATGTCCGTGGCAGAACTTTTGTTAATTTTTTGTGTAATTTGGGCTTTGATCAGTTGACCAAAATGACCAGATCGGGGATAATGAAATTACAGTAAAGAAATTAACAGGAGCAAAAAAATGAGATACTTCCTAGTTGTTTACAACAGCAAAGGCAAAGAGGTTTATCGCAAACTGTACACTGGCGTTTCTGGTTCTTTCATGCACGAGATTTATCAAGATTGGGCACATCTAGGCGGGACAGGCGGATATGCAGACTTTTTCCCTGCCTAAGGTGGTTGACCAAAATTTAATTATCTGGGACAATGGTAGATCAACTGGTAACATTTATCAACTCAAAGGAGTCAGTATGATTAGGATTATTACCAACAGTTTGGGCACAGGAGACTGGGTAGTTGTTATGAAAGAGGACAAGGTCCTGTACGAAGGACACTCCCCCAGTGTTTATGAGTTAGCTGCTATGTTTGAAGGACTCGGTATGTCAGCGGGTGTTGAAGAACTTACAAACCAACAGATGGAAGAAGGAGCATACTAATGACACGAAGAGTATCGTCGTCAAATCGAGCAGCATCTGGCAGGTTTGTGATCGTTGACCAAAATTCCGAATTAATTTATAATGTATTTACAGTGAACAAACAAGGAAATAAAATGACAATAGATTATGAAGCAACTAAGCGATACGATCAGCGTCACGGTGGTCCTTTTGATCGTGGTTCAGCAGACAGTTTCTACGGCCGTGGGTATGATCCTCATTACTTCGAGGGCGCTACCTACAATAGCAAGAAGTACTCTGAAGATGAGATGACTGCCGAACAATTGGAAGCATACACTGCTGGGTACGAGTGGAATGAGTTGTACGGTGACAAAAAGAATTGGGCTTGATTAGGAGATGAACATGGCAATTGATTTGGCAAGACACCGAGCTTTTACGGTAGCGTTGTTGGAAGCTGTAGATGATGAGTTGATTGATGCTCGTGAAGTTCTGCAAAGTATCCTTTGCTGGATTTCCGAGAGAGAAGTGAAAGAGTTCTGCACACATTACGGTTATTTTGAGTACGATGCACAAGAGTAGTTGACATTAATTCGAATTTGTTTTATAGTGACCAAGTAGTACAAACTTTACATCATATCAGGAGATTTATATTATGGCTATCAGTGAACAAGTAATTAAGTCCATGTACAAGCACCTCACGCAGTCCTACTCAGCAGACGAGGCTCGTGACATTCTCATTCAGAAGTATCCGGAAGCTGAAGGTGATATTGAGAACCTTCTTACGATGGACCTGACAGAGGATGTTGAGCCTGTAGAAGCAGCTGAGGACACCTTGGCTAAAGTGAAGAAGGCAACCGCAAAGCAGAAACCGGCTAAAGCACCTAAGTCGACAAAGATGTCGCGTGCAAAAGAGCTATATAATAAGGCTCAGGACCAGAGTCGAGGCGCAATGATCGAGTTGTTTACCAAGGAACTTGGTCTCTCGAAAGCAGCTGCATCGACATACTTCTACAGTGTTAAGAAGTGATCTGTCCACAATAATTAACTACAAGAGCCACTTCGGTGGCTCTTTTTATTAGGAGATACATATGAGTGACGGAGGAAAAGGATCTGCTCCAAGACCATTTTCCGTAGACCAGGAAACATTCGAGAGCAATTGGGACCGAATTTTTTCCAAAAAAAAACCACCGGCCGACTATCAGGATATCCTTTCTACTGAGGATTGTGTGTTGGACGCTCTAGAGGAACCCCTAAATGACCAGAAGACCGCTTAAGTTTATCACCAGGCAAAAAGAACATGAGTTGATCAATCGTCTCCTCACTGTGGTGGATACGGTAGGATTGGATCCAAAAGATACAGCTATTATTATGGCTTCTCCGGACTATTCAGCAACTGTCGCAATGCATTTCGCACATATGTGGTCACGCGATGGAGAGATCATTCCAATCATTCCTGTCGACGTAGCATATCCTGATGAGAGTCCAGACTTCTATATCAAGAAATTTGAGGCTGAGTTTAAATGGCGTCGATTTGAAATGGGACTCCCCAAAAAGCTAGTCCTTGTTGAAGCTGGAATTATTCGAGGTGGTAACTGGAAATGGATGTTGGATGTATTGTACTCTTTTGGGTACGAGCGGAAAGATTTGACATTAATTGCGTTATGTGAGAATATACACTCAGCGGTGAGGTCTGATTATGTTGGTGAGTATTTTGACGATGATAAAGAAGAACTGATGTTCTATTTTGAACGATTCAACAAACACTGGCCAATCAAATGAACGATCTCTTCTACAACACATTTGCATGGATAAAAGAAGATTGGAATTCTCATCGTGTACGATTTGTAATTGAATTGTTGGCCTGGGCAATGTCAATTGGTTGTGCACTCGCCATGGCACTGACTGTTCCCAATCCACCTTTGATGATTCTTTATCCAATATGGATCCTTGGTTGTTCGATGTATGCTTGGGCAGCTTGGACAAGAAAGTCATTTGGAATGCTTGCCAATTATTTGTTATTAACAACGATCGACTCTGTCGGTCTCTTTAGGATGCTAATGTAATGGGACTTCAAGTACGTAAACGAACAAAAGGAAAAGATGGTTGGCTGAATGGTTCTTATAGTAAAAGAGGACCACGAGCTTCTGCTTCTGTAAAAGCAGCCAGCAATGTTACATACAACACAGGAAACCTTCTTGGTGGTAAAGGACACCCATCAAGGCTAACTGTAAATTTGGGTAACGGGGTTCGGTGGGTTAGCTATGATAAAAAATCAAAAAGCAATCCAAGCCAGGCTAGCGGTGGATCATTTCTTATGGCTTTGGGAATAATTATTTTGTTTGTAATTTTTCTTATTGGTGCATTCTTGGCTTGAGGAGATTGTAGTGCCAACATATCAATTTAAAAATACAAAAACTGGGGAAGTAATTGAAAAGCAAATGAAAATTGCTGAGAAGGAAGATTTTCTTAAAGAAAACCCAGATTTTGAATCTTTTCATTCTACAATGAATCTAGGTGACCCTGTACGACTTGGGGTAAGAAAAGTTGATGGAGGATTCAAAGAAGTGCTGCAAAAAATCCACTCAAGAGCGCCGGGGAGTAGACTAAATACTATCGCCGATATCTAAGATGGAGAATTTATGGCCAGACGACAACAGAAGCATGATAACGTGACTGAGCTAGTACAACCGGAAGAGAAATTTGACAAACCAAAACCAAACAACCATCTAAAACTTAGAATTGATGATTTAAAAACTTTTGATCCCCTAACCGACAACCAGAAAAAATTCTTTGATGCATACAAACAAGGTGACTACTTTATAGCTCTCCACGGTGTGGCAGGAACTGGTAAAGCCCAACCCCTAGATGCAAAAATTCTAACACCATCAAGTTGGAAGCTGATGGGAGACCTCAATGTTGGAGATCTTGTTGTAACACCTAAAGGTGACCTGGCTCCTATTACGGGAATATTTCCGCAGGGTAAGAAGGAAATATTCCAGATTACCTTCCACGATGGCAGCTCAACGAGAGCTTGTGCAGAGCATCTCTGGGGTGTTTGGTATCCAGATAATAACGGTCGAAAAGCACAGTACCATGTGGTGAATACATTAGATATACTAAGTGTGATTGACTCTGGTAGATCTGTTTCAGTCGACATGATTACACCCACTCCTGGTATTGACTGTGCCTTACCTATCACCCCATACGTGTTAGGAGCACTGCTTGGAGATGGAGGGATGACACATCATATTTCCCTAACATCTGCTGACAGCCATATCATAGAAAAAGTAACAAGTGAGTTGGATGAAGGGTATACGCTGTCACAGCGTGGAGACATAGAGTTTGCAATTATACAAAAGAATCAAACCCACATCAACACAAAAGGTCACTTTACTAACTTTTACAAACAGATGTTAAGTGAGCTAGGATTATATGGCTGTACATCAGCAGAAAAGTTCATCCCCAGCTCTTATAATCAGTGTAGTTTGCAACAACGGCTTGAGTTGATTAGGGGGTTGTTAGATACTGATGGTACTGTGGGTAAACGAGGTACTGTATCATACACAACGGTAAGTCATCAACTAGCCTTGGATGTACAACAGCTCCTTTGGTCTGTAGGCGCAACATGTACCATCACACACCGAGTTCCACACTATTCATACCTTGGAGAAACAAAAGCAGGCAAGAGGGCTTATACCCTACACATTGCACATCCGACACCCAAACTGCTATTTTCCCTTCCTCGTAAGCAGGACAGATTACCAGAACAATTTGCACACGGGCGGGTTGAATTGCGTAGACGAGTTAGCTCTATTGAAGTGGTTGGGGAGGAAGAAGCTCAGTGTATTATGATCGATAGTGAGGACCATCTCTATGTAACAGATGACTACATTGTCACACACAATACCTTCGTTGCTCTCTACAAGGCAATCGAAGAAGTACTCGACAAATCAAATCCATTCGATAAGATTATTATTGTCCGTTCTGCAGTCCCGTCAAGGGAAGTCGGTCATCTGCCCGGTGACCTCGAAGAGAAGACTCAAATCTATCGTCAACCTTATCAACAAATCTGTCACACTCTATTCGGAAGACCAGACGCATACCAAAGACTAGAAGAGCAAGGATATATTGAGTTCATCTCTACATCGTTTATTCGAGGGCAATCGTTCGATGATGCAATCATTATCGTGGATGAATGCCAGAACATGAATTGGAGTGAAATTTCAACAGTGATGACACGAGTGGGATATCGTTCCAAAATTATCTGGTGTGGTGATTATAGACAAACTGATTTAAATAAATCGAGAAACGATGTAAGTGGGGTAAAGCAATTTCTCGAGATTGCTAAAACAATGCCTTCATTTACACACATAGAATTTGTTGTAGATGATATCGTAAGAAGTAGTTTAGTTCGTGATTGGATTATCGCATGTAATAAAGTTGGAGTCGACTTATGACCCCAACATATCTTTATATCAAGCGTCACGAACTAACCGACAAGTATTATTTTGGTAGAACGACTAAAGAAAATATACATCAGTATAAAGGGTCTGGCACTCATTGGTTGAGACACATCAAAAAGCACGGCCCATCCCATGTAAAAACTTTGTGGGTGTCGGAGCCTTTTTATGATGTGGAATTGTTGCAAGAATTTGCGTTGTTCTTTTCATCATTCTTTGATATAGTTGATTCTACTAAATGGCTCAATTTACAAGAAGAAAATGGGATGGATGGTGCTCCAAAAGGAGTGTATAGAAAAGGGGCTAGTGGCCCTCTTAATGGGATGTATGGTAAGACAGGAAGTCTCAATCCCTTTTTTGGTAAAAAACATTCTGATGAGCAAAAACATCTTTGGAGTGAGATGAGAAAAGGTGATAGAAACCCTAACTATAAAGCAAAATCGTTTACAGAACACACAAGAAAGTTGCTTAAAAGACCGAAATCTAGTAAAGAAAACTACAAAGGAACTCCTGGTAAGATTACATGTATAGATAAACAAGGAAAGGCTATACAAATAACAACAGAACAGTATCATAAACAAAAAGAAATTTATTCGTCAATAAGTGATTGGGATTACGTGAATACTAGAAGTAAAGAGGCTCAACGGAGGAGACAAAATAATGGCATTTAAACTATCAAAAAGATCATTACAGAGATTGGAGGGAGTTGAACCAGCTCTTGTAGAAGTAGTCCAGTTTGCAATTACAGTTACCAAAATTGACTTCGGCGTAACTGAAGGGTTGCGGACTGTAGAGCGTCAACGTGAACTTGTTGCATCTGGTGCTAGTCAGACCATGGACTCCAAGCACATCAAAGGAATGGCGGTAGACCTTGTTGCGTACATCGGCGATCGAGTGTCTTGGGAATTGAACCTGTATGACGATCTGGCAGACGCAATGAGGTTGGGTGCAATTGAGATCGGTGTTCCTGTTCGTTGGGGTGGAGCTTGGAATGTTCCTGACATCCGTGAATGGGATGGTACCATGCAAGATGCTATGGACTACTACGTAGACTCACGTCGTCGTGAAGGTAGACGCCCTTTCATCGACTGCCCGCATTTTGAATTGATGTAAAAATATTTTGTTCATATAGTCGAAATGAGGTCCATTGAGCTATAAATACTCCTATACAGGAGATAACTTAATGCACCAATATCACTACATT